TACCTGAAAAACTTAAAAGAAAAAGAAAACTTTGGTTTGGACTATGAAAAAGGAATATCTTATACTTATAATAATACTATTACTTATAGTAGGAACTCCAGCATGGGTATTACTTGCTGCACTCCTGTTTTGGATTGCCCTTGACGACTAATCTATGAAAACTAAATTACTACCATTCCCATCCGTAGGAGATAAACTTAAATTCATCTCTGTCCCTGAGATTTATTATCCTATGGTAATAAGGATGAAAAAATTAGCGGAAGACAATCTAAAATCGGGACAAATATGCACGGTTCGTAAAGTTTGTGTTTATTCTTCTTGGTGCGCCGTATGGATAGAAGAAATATCCGGTGATGATAATTGTCTTAACTTTCGTTTCTTTGGAACCCCATGACTGTTTTAGAATTAAAAATTAGTAAACAAGATACAGTTAATAAGATTAAATATTTATATTGTCCATCCAAAAAAGATTTAATTTTATTATTACATTTATTTCCTAATTTACAATCTCCATTTTTTAAAGAAGGAGAAATAGAAAAATTTAATAAAAATGATATTGACAGACTCACTATTTTGTGCGAAGCTCATGGATGGAAACTTGACATAAATGCCAGAATATCAAATTAATTAAAAAGTTATATGCGATTAAAATTTAATTCCGAACAGGAATATATTGAATCTGTAATAAAAGATGAACGCTTTCCTGATAAGATTTTTTATTGTATAATGGGAGAAAAAGCAAAAAATCAGCATTTTAGAGTTGACAAAGATGAAGTAATTTGTGAGTATAAGAATAGCAAAGGACAAGATATGCAATTTTATGGATATTTTATTTCACCAAAAGAATATATTCCATATTTAGTTTTTGGAAGTAGATTTAAAAAAATATCAAATAATTAAAAATTAATGCTAGTAAACCCAGTAATACTATTAATTTTAGTAACAATTATTTTTTTACTTACAACATGAAGGAAAAAACATATAAGACATTTGACCGTCATTCTAATGTTTCCGACCTTTTAGATAAGGTTGATAATAATAATATTAATATAGAATCTGCTATAAATAGCAAATATAAATTTACCGTGCAAATTAATGGTAAATTTGTGGCTAGAAATCATAAAGGGCCAAGTCGATTTATCATCGTAGATTCTCCTTACATTTATTTTCGTGAATCAGAAGCATATGATGGAGCAAGAAGTTTTGGGGGTGCAAAAGTAATCAAAGAAGAAGCATAATAATAAAAAATATATACTAAAATGCCTAACCATTGCGAAACAGACCTAAATATATCAGGCCCAAAAGCCATTTTGAATGAAATCGTTAAAAAATATTTTAACGAAAATGGTGAATTAAATTGCGATGCTGTTATTCCATATCCTTCTGAATACAAGGAATTAGATGAAATTGCAAAGGCATGGGATATACAAAATAGAGATAATCCAGATGCCGATTTGTCGAAAAAACCTGCCGATGGATTTAATCAAGGTGGATATGAATGGTGCTGCGAAAATTGGGGAACTAAATGGGGAACTTATGAAGGGCAAGAAATTATAAAGGGAGTATCTTCTATATCTTTTTCTTTTTGTTCGGCTTGGTCTCCTCCAATTCCTGTTGTTAATAAATTAGCTCAAATGTATCCGCAAGTGTGTTTTAAAATGAAATCTTATGATGGTGGCGGCGGATATAAATGGGAATTAGTTTACGAAAATGGAGAAATAATAAAAGATAAACTTTCACCTTATCGCGGCGAAAGAGGAGGATAATATTAATATGGAAAATGAATATTATGAAAAAGTTGCATTCTATTTAAAAGAATTAGAGAAAATTGGTTTTAATATGTATTATGATGAAGAAAAAAAGATTTGGGAATGCATGTCGGAAGAGCATGAATTTTCAGCAAGTGGTTGGGACAAATATCAAGTTATACAAACCGCTTTTTCTCATTTGATGACATAACAATTTTTAAAAAAAATCTTAAAAAATAGCTTGACGACTACGGTTATCAAGCTATTCTTTTTGCCATGAATCAAAGAATATATAACCGCGCAGTAGAGATTGCAAAAGCATTAATGCCAAAAGATATTGAAGGCAAATCATATCATTGTTCATTTGCTGTTCGTAAATCTCGTATTGTTTGTATTGGACAAAATTCCTATACAAAAATTCATCCATATCACAAATGGGGACGTTATGAGAATCATAAAAATCTTCCAGGTGAATATCGTCCCAATTTGCATTCAGAATGCAGCCTCGCAATACGTCTTGGCGAAGAAGATCTAAGTAATTATACCATATTGAATGTTCGTATTAATCGACGTGGACAGCCAGTGATGAGTGATTTTTGTATAAACTGTTTTAATTTACTTAGAAATTTGAATGCAAAAAGACTTTTTTACTCTGATTCGGATGGAATGATGCAACAAAGATCAATCAAGTAATATTTCTTCAAATTTATAATTTTTTATATATATAAAATTTGTATTAGTTTTTAATCCTTTTCTAGCCTGTTTTATTTGGTTTGCTGTTATGCCCAATAATTTTTGAAGTCTAACTAAATGTGTTTCATGATAATATTTTTTATTAATAAAATCATAAAATGTAAAAACTCTACATCTTAATGATCTAAATTTTCCAATTGAATTTGGGCCTTTCTTTCTTAGAACACACCTTAAATATTCAAAATCTAAATTATTTTCAAATGCAAATTTATTTAGATTAGTAAATTTTATTATTCTATAATTTTCATCATAAAGCATAAAATCTCCAAAAACAATAGTTTTTCCATCAATAAATTTCTTTGATTTAACATACTTTATTATTTCTTTATCTTTATATTCTGGATTAGTCCAGCCTTTACATGATTTAGCCCTTCCCTTCATCATGGCACAAAAATTTGAATAATTCAAATCATGTTCTTTACAAAAATCTGATTTATTAGTAAATGTATATAAAATTCCATCTGGATTTAGAGCTTGATATTTGATAATTTCTTTTTTTTGTATATCTGGATGTAAAGATTTCCACCCTTTTGTTTCTTTTTGCTTTCCATTGATAAGACGGCATAAGGCACCATCATCAAGCCCATTTTCAATAGCAAATTTTTTCATATTATTGCCACGAATAATTTCTCCGCTCGGACTCATTATTTCAAAACTTCTCGTTGATCTTGGTCTATAATCACATCTTCTTTTTCCATTTTCATCTATATAATCAATATTCCATCCATTTTTGTTATACATTGAATCAAGTCTTTCAACCCAGTATTTTTCTTTAAGATTTAAATTATCAGTTTCATCACATATTTCTAAAATTCTAAAAACAAAATTTTCTTCTTTATGTTTATTAAAACTTCTTTGAAGAAAAATATTATCATGAGTTCCTTTTTTAAGATTTCCTTTATGTTGAAGAAATCTTTTTAATATTCCTCTTTTATTAGAAGACTGTCCAACATAATTCTTAGAATCATACCTAGAAGATATAGCATATATGCCTATTAATCCATTTATCTCAGGAAGTGGGTCGCTAAAAGAGTATTCCATTTTCATAATTTTAATGCAATTTGTTACACTTATTTTATGCTTAATTGCATTAAAATATTATTTTTTTTATTCAGATGAAAATGGAAAATTAAAAGAAGACGAAAGATTTTAATTATATGTTTAAATTTATTACTAATCTATACGAATATTTTTTCTCACCTTGGGAAATAAGTATTATTGGAGAGGGACAGGAATGTTGGTTTTATCAACCTTACGGAACTTTTTCTGAAGAATGCCGTATTAAATATAATAGATATTATATAAAATATAAATATAAACATAAATTTAGGAATAGGGAGAAGATTGTAAAGAAGTATTTAAGTTGATACGATTTTTTTTAAAAAACGAAAAATATTTTAAAAAATACTTGACTCTAGCCAAGCCTGTGCTAGAGTCTTTTCGTTCGCCATAACTACAACCTAAAAAAACCATAAATATGTTAAATCTAAATCATAATCCTAATAATAAATTTTATCTATCCCGCAAGGATTTGCAGGATTTCTTTCATTCGCGGGAAATTGATGCAAAACCTCCTCGTAAGAATGCCAAAAATAATTTGGTTATTTCTATGGTTGGTCAATGGATGCTTATTAAGCCTCCAATAGATGATATTTATGAGGTGCAACATTATATTTCAAATTAAATCAACATGGCTATTTTTATTGAAATAGAAAAAGGTATTTCTATATATTCTGCTGCTAAACAAGCTACTGAGCGTGCGAAGAAAATCAATAGTGATAATTGCACGTTTAGAACATAAAAATCTAAAAATTTTTTCATAAATCACTTGACTTTTCTTATCAGTCCGCTATATTAATCGCGTCAATCATGAACTCAACTATCTATATCTATAATTCTCGTCCTGATTTTGCTGGAAATTGTTATTACGCATTTACTTATTCTGAAAATGGTAAATCAGTAAGTGGTAAAATTTCCGGTGGAGCATCCAATATCCATGCCGCTATTTATGATTTATTTAATGGCGACTGCACCAAAACTTTTCATATGTATGAAAAAGATATGAAGATTCGTGACTTTAATAAAATGGTGCGCGATTGGGAATATGCTGGGTGCGAACCCACTAAAATTGCCGCTTGGATTAAGAATAATATTAAATAATATTAAAAATGAAAATCCGCTACGCAATTACCTGTGTTAATAAAGATGGTTATCGTGAACTAGCTTTTGCAAATCAAGGGCGAAAGCATTTTGATGATAAGAATTCTGCTGAATTTCATCTTAAAATGATGTTAAAGCATAACGATGAAAAGACTTTAAAAAGCGTATATGGAGATATTTCTAAAATGCGCGTTGATGAAATTGAATGTTACGACCACGGCGATGCGATAAGAGTTATTTTTGAGGAAGATAAAGAATTTAAAATGCACGCTTTTTAAATATGAATATTGATACAAAAAATATTCAAGACCCAAACATTTTTGGCGAACTTTTACGCCATACTTTTTTTACAAAAGAAGGTTACGGATGTTATTCTAACTTTAATGTAGAATCTAATTTCGTTCGCAATCCATTACCGCATGATTATTATGAATATTTAGGATTCTATGATCCAGATGATGCTGAAGATTATAATATTTATTTCTATCAAGATAAAGATAATCCTAAAATTTGTTTAGCTTATTATTGGGATGGCGATGGCACTTTAGCTGTTTCCGATGGAGAAAGAATTACGGTTAATTATGATTGTAAAAAAGATTATATTTGGAAATTTTATGCACTTAAATCTTGATAAATTTACGCTTGTTTCCCATTTTAAGTGGGGAAATGATGTGATTAAACAATATGCAATTTGTTATGGTTTAAATCTAAACGATAAAACACCAGAAGATATTGTTACTTTTAATGATGACATTATTTTTCATAAAAAGGGATGGAATACAGATGTCTTCTCTTTTATTGAAAAATATTGTGGATTTGAATTAATTGGTTGGAATCGAGAAAAAGGATATTATTTGTATAAATGCGAAAAGGTTGTGCAAGAATTAGAGATTCCTAATAAATCTATTCCTCAATATTGGCGGAAAGAAAAATTTGCATAAAAATGATTAAACTAATTAAATACTTGCGCGATAATTATTGGCGTTTTACTCCCGATTCATGGCCAGACTGGTATAATTATTGGAAAAACATTATTAGTGATAGAATTTTCTTTTTCCGGCATTTTGAGACAAAACCTTGGGAAAATAATTCAAGATGCGTTATTTGCGCGGGAATAGGAATACATCCTAAATATGAGGATGAATGCGATGATTGTAAAGGTAATGGGCAATATCCTCGTCATTGGGAAACAAAAACAAGTCGTGTTTTTAAATGTTTGAGGATAAGAATTAATAACAAAATCGAAAAGAATCTTTATTAATAAATAAATAAATAAATAAATAAATAAATAAATAAAATATTATGGCAAACTATTATGCAAGTTGTTTAAGTAACTTTTTTAAGGTAAAAGACCTTGAAAAATTTAAAAATTGGATTAGTAAATTCGATTCACTAGAAACTTTTTCTAAAAAAAATGAAGAATATATTGCTTTCGGTTCTACTGAAAGTGGTATCCCAGATTATATGATGAGTGAAGATGGTGAAGATTCAACTGAAGTTGAATTTATTACCGAGCTATCTAAACATTTATCAGAAGGTGAAGTTGCAATTGTTCAAGAAATTGGTAATGAAAAATTACGCTACTTTGTTGGATTTTCTGTTGTAATAGATTGGCAAGGAAATGCCAAATATTTTGATATTTCAGATGCCTTTGTATGGGCAAATAAAAAATATGGACGAGATATTTCCCGATGTGAGTAAAATAAAAAATATTTAATTTTTTTTAAAAAAACTGCTTGACCTTAGCCATATTCCTGCTAAGGTTTTGCTTGTTACGAGAGATAATTTTTAGTTCCGTTTTGAAACTCTCCACTAAATAAATAAACGGAAATTTATTCACAATGTCTTCTGCATATAAATTCTATCAAGATGTCGCTCAAACATTTAATGCTTATAATAATTGCATTAAATCAGGAAATAAGGAATGGGAAGATAGGCACGCCAATAATCTTGAAGATTTAGTTAAAAAATATCTTCCTCGCGGTTCCGGTTTTGATAATGGAACTAAATTTAATTGGGATGAATCCAAAGATAATAAACTTGTCTTTGATACTGCTTTTCATCATATGAATGAAAATGGATATTATGATGGATGGTCTGAACATAAAATTATCATCACGCCCGATTTGATGAATGATTTTAATGTTAAGATTACTGGCAAAAACCGTAATAACATAAAGGAATATATTTATTCACGGTTTGCTGATTTTGCTTTCTAAAAAATGCAATCATAATTATGAAAACTTATGACTTTTGGGTTTATTTTGATGATGGTTGTCATATAGAACTTTTTAATGTTCTTGGTTGGAAAGAAGCAAAAATTTTAGCTCAAGCCGAAAGAATAAACCGTGGTCGCTCTTATAATAATTGGACTCATATCACGCAAGAAATGGATCATGGATGGGAAACTGTAAAAATAAATAAAGATTAAAAATGCAAGACCATCGTTATCCTTATACATATTCAGCGGATTATATTCGCAATCTATTAAATAATAATTATTATATTAATCGCTCAAATGCTTCGCATATTCGTTCAAAAATAAGTATTGACTTAGGTTTAGACGACGCTATGGTTGCGCGAACGATTGCTGATTCTTATTTAGCAAATCATAAATCCTGTATTTACGACGAACAAATTATCAAAAAAGCCGCTGAATTATATTAAATAAAATGCCAACTAAAAAGAGAACTACCCGTGGTTATATGATTGATGAGTCCTGCGCGATTATTAACTTAATCAGCGGGAATATTAAACGCGACTATTCAATTAGTTACGATTTTCATAAACCGGAAGATTGGTATCCTGTTTATACAAAACAAAAGATGGCTGCGCTGGATAAGCGCATAACCGCTTTTATTAAATATCTTGAGCGTTATGTCAAACCTTGTGATAAGGATGAAATTGACGGAGCAGTTGCTTATTTTACAAGTGGAATTATCTCAATGCGATTGATTATGAAACATTAAAAATAAAAGATGACCAAGGTGTTTACAATAAGTTAAATCACAAACGAGATGAACGTAAATCATTTTACAATGTTCTCTATTATCTTGAGGGAAATCTTTCTTATTTTTCCGACCGCTGGTGTTATTCGCGTGTGTTTGCATTTAAAATGTATTGGAGTTTGGTAAAAAGTAAATTTAAGACTTATAAATATTTTGAAAAATATCCTGAAAATAGTTAAAAATCAGTTGACTTCTCATTCTGATATACTACTTTTAAATCTTTATGTTTAACGATTATTCAACTATCTATCATAGTAAATATTTTAATTTTACTATTTTTAAAAATATCGCCCATATCAAATGGATGGGAAAAGATGATTTTGGAAATAAATTTCGTGCCGACACTCTTATCGGACTAAAACAACTAATTAAAAATCAAAATAAAAAGTAATAATATGAAAATAGAAAAATGTATAGAATTTAAGGCTTCAATAGAAGAGATTAAAGATTTAATAACAGCATATAATCGTGATATTTATCAAGGTAATAAAAAAGATATAGATAAAATATTACAAGAAAATATTGTTTCAGAAAATCCTAAAAATGTATTAATTCGTCTTGAAGAATTAGAATCACCATTTTTTCTTTACGTGGATTTGAAAAATATACAAGATTTAAAAAATCTAGTAGAAAATAATATTATGGCGATAATGCCGTCAAAATATATTGAAATTATGCAGAATGCAAAATCTGTTATACTTAGTATTTATGAAGACAAAGAATATACTAAAGAATTTTGTATCTGTAATTTAAACGGTGCTATCTATTAATAATAACTCGACAAATAAATAAAAAAAATCGAAGAATTATCTTGATTTGGGCGTGGGTTATGGTAGTCTTTTGTCGTGAATCAATCTATTCATGAAAAACAATCGTTTACCAATAAATAATAATTCAATTCCAAATATGCCTTGGGATTTTAAAAATCCACGCCCTTATCAAATTTTTGTTTTGGGTTTGGCGCATCAAAAAATTAAATCTAAATCATCGGTGCATTATAAAATGCAGCGTTGGTTTAGAAAATCTTTCATTACTCAGATAACTAATGAAAAAGTTGTTTCTTTCGTTAATGCTTGCGTAAATGATATTTTGGTTGAAAAATCCAAAGGAAAACTACGTTCTGTTAAATATATTGTTTTTAAGGATAATCATAATCAACCAGTTATATTGCACGATTTTACTAAAAATAAACAAAAAGATCCACTAGAAGTTTAATATGAAAATTAAAAGCACAAACGGAGAGTTTTATACCTATCTTGACAAAGATGGCAATCCACTCGTAGAAAATAAAGAATATAAAGTTAAACATTGTGTCGGAATATATGGACAAACAAAAATAACCGTAGGAAAACTTAAAAGTGTTGATTACTACGGAGGAATACGTCTTTATGATATAAAAGAATATCAAGATGTTCAATATATTGCTGGTGTTTTTGAATATGTGGGGAAGCATACTCTAAAAGGTCATAAGATTTTTTATGATTATGATCATGGTCATGAATGTTGGATAGAGCCAAATTAATTTATTATTTTCTTGCAATTTGTTTTGAGTGTGCTAATTTAGTAGCGAAATTAAAATCACTATGAAAGTAAAACCTGATACTCTTAATATGATGGTAGATAATATTCGTAATTATCTTATCGCACGTTTTCCTTCTGTATTAGAAGATATTAAAAACAAGAAAGGCGATATTAAAACATTTGAAATGTGGACAATTTGGCATCATATTTGTGATGAAAAGCGTTTTGATGATTCCCATCCACGTTTTAATAATAGAAAGCGAGTTTTAGATTTTGATTGGCATTTTTCCCTTTATCCTGATAATACAAATGATGTTACGCTAGAAACCGCTCTCAAAAAAGCATTTAAACTCCTATAATAAAATGAACAAAAACATATCTATCTTCGCGCAAATAAATGGAAATATCCTACAAGATATTGAGCTTTTTATTGATATATCCGATGAAGAGTTTATCGACGGTTTGAATTCTGGAAAATATGCTACCACAATTTCCCATTGTGCGGAAAATACTGATTGTGGTAAAGTTATTCAATTAGACCCATTTCAAATGATTGGTAAAGTTGTTTATCAAGAAGCACTTGAAGATGTTGAAATTTCAGATTTTGAAATTAATTAAAATGTTATATAATATCCAGCGTTTACCTCATATTAAATCAAAATGCGGGCGATTTATTTATTTTCAGTCAGGTTATAATATGACTTGGTGGAAACATTATCTTTTAACAGATAGACCTAATGTTTTTATTGGAATAAATCCGCCGAAAAATCCATAAAAATGCTTGACTTTACCCTCTGTTAATCTATTATGGAGAGTGAATCAAAACTACAATGACAAAATTTAAATTAATTGAGTTAGGTTGGACAGAAGAAAAATTGCGTGAACGTGTGCTTAGATATTGGAATTATCAGAAAAATTATATTAAATCAAATTCAAATAAATCTTATCGTCAAATTAATGCTGGATTATATCTAAGAGATAAACAATTTTTACAAATCTTTATTAATAATTAATATGAATAAATCATTGCAAGATTTAATGAATGAGGCTTATAATCTCAGTCTCGACCTATCTTTTAAAACAATCACTTGGCAAGGTAATTATTTTGATCCACGCGAATCTTTCCCACTTGGAGGAGATTCTGATAAAATTTTTGGTTGGTCTGATGGTTTATTTCATAAATATTATCAAAAAATTTCAAATGGGGAATGCTCACTAGCACAAACTATTGATTTTGATTTGGAAAGATTTGAACAATCAGTAATTTCTGATATAGAAGAATTTAATCATCTTATTAAAATATATGGCAAGCCTCTGATTTTGTCTAAGGAGCATTTACGCGCCCTTGGTTATCGTGGGGAAATGGCAGGATATACAAAAGAAGAGGAGCACAGATTCTCAATAAGTCATTATCAAAATATAATTGATAATTCTAAAAAAGAATTATTAAACACAAAAGATTATGATACTCAATATCAACTACAATCAGAAATTAATCATTGTGAAAAAAGATTAAATGAGCTTTGCGCCGCATGAAAATTCTATTTGATGGCAACGATACTAAATATTCAGTCGGCTTAGTCAGAAATAAAGGCTGGGCTTTTGATGTTTGGGCGCAAACAGATAAAATTGAGATTGCGCGGCAAATAAAAGATGAGTTAATTAAAAAGAATACATATAAGTTTATTATTCTTGAGCAAAAGATTCAAAGCGACGAAGTAGAATGAATATTGCACAATATCATTATTTAGAATATTGTTCTAAAAAAACAAATCTTGTTTATACAACCCATTTTTTTGGAGAATATTCTGCCGAAAAAGTAGATTTATTAATTAAGAATCATATAATTCCTGATTGGGCAAAAGCAGGCGGAGTTGAATATGATTTTGTTTTTGATAGAACCGGAAATAGGGAAATTAAATTAAAATAATTTTAAAAAAATGCTTGGCTTTTTCTGCAAATAGAGTATCATTTTGGCGAATCAACCCAAACTACCTAAAAATATGCGCTTCATTCACATAAAAGAAATTAAAAAAGATGAAATATTCTATGAATCTTGCAATGGAAAATATCATGAATTTCGCGCTCTTAATGATACCGTTTATGACGAAATTAAGAAAAAATGGACTGTAAATGGATATTGGATTAAAGAAAATAAAGAAATTCGTTTTCTAGTTACAGAAGGATATGAAGGCTATGGGCCTAAACTTTGGAGATCTAATCAAGAATAATAATTAATTAAAATCATTTTATTAAAATGGCTCTCGTAAAAGCTGCTTCTCTTAACGATATTATTAATGGCCCACGCCCAAAAATGTTTGCAATTCAACATTATGGACATAAAACTGGCGGGGAAATTTTACTTGTTACAAAAGAAGAAAGGGAAATGATTGAAAAGAAAACTCGCAGAAATTGTTATGGTTCTTATTTAGGTCGTATGATGCGATAATAAATAATTTTAAATAAAAATAATAATTTTCTTGATTTATCCTAGATTTAATCTATCTTGATTGAAATGAAAACAATCATCATTCATCATTTAGAGGGAATTTGGGAACGTGGTTATAAAAATGCCGGAACTTCATTCTGGAAATTAGAATATAAGTTTGGCGAATATTTAGAAGCAAATAAATTCGATAAAGTTATTCTGACAAATTTTGAATTGCCAAGTTGGTTTTTTAAAAATGGTCATGGCTTTAAAGGAAAATATGATTTTTATAATGAATATCCTAACATTGGAACTTTTATAACAGATTATCATGAATATGCTTATGGATGGGATAAAGAAAATATAAAAAATGAACCCAATAATTTTGTTAATGGTGGTAATCATTCTGAAGCTGTTCTTATAGAAGATTGGATTCGTGAATTAAAAAATGATGAAGTTTATTTAAGCGGGGCATTTTTAAATGAATGCCTTGAAGATATGCAAATAGCCCTTGATTCTCAAAATATTAATTATAAGATGATTAAAGAATTGTGCTTATGATTGATAATTATTGATGTTAATTTTTTTTAAAAAAACGAAAAAAAAACTTGATTCTTACCCTGCTTAGTCTATTCTATTGTCCTCAACCCAAAAACCATAATGGAAAACAATAATCCTACTGTTAAAGTTAAATCACTTGCTGAAAAAGCAATTCTAGTTTCGATTAATATCGGAACTTTTTCTGTTAATAAAAAAGATAAAAAACAATCGCAGGAAACTGCGAATAATGTCGGTGGTTCAACGGATTATATTCGTGTGAATAAATCTTTATTGCGCAATAAAGCAACTGCCGCTGTTGTTTCTTTTTCTCAAAAGATGCGCTTGGATTTTTATTCCAAAACTGCCGCATGGGGAAATGATGGCAACCGTATTATTAAAATTTCCAATTATGCTAAAGTTAAATCGGAATTGGAAGATAATGTTCGTAAATTTTATGATCTTGTAAACCAAGCCTGCGACGAATATCAGTCAATTATTGATAATGATTTTTATGTAGAACGTAAAAGTCTCGGCGTTATGTTTAATCGCGCCGATTATCCTAGCATAAATTCTTTTAAAGAATCTTTTTATGCTAAAGTAAATGTTGCGCCTGTTCAGGATAATGATTTCCGTTGCAATGCTCTTTCAAACGAAGAGATTGAAGAAATTAATAAATCAATTGAAGATAATATCAATTCCGCTGTTAAAAATGCGGAAATGGATGTTTTGAATCGTGTTAATGATAAATTAAATCATCTAGTTAATCGTTTGCAGGATTTTGATTCTAAGTTTCATACTTCCAATGTCAGTAATGTTTGCGAAATTATTCGTGAGGTTCGCGAACTTAATATTAATGACAATAAAAAGATTTCTGATACTCTTGATTCTATTGAAAAGAATATTTGCGGCATGGATGCGGAAAATATTCGTGAATCCGACGCTGGTCGTGCAGATGCAATTATTAAAACCAAGGCTGCGATTGAAAAGATTTCTTCTGTTATGGATGATTTCGCGTTCTAATTAGTTTTAATCGGGGTGGTTATTAATTTAGCCGCCCCTTTTTATTTTATTTTATTATATTTTATTTAAAAAAAATAGAAAAAAACCTTGATTCACTCCCTATTTGTGTTATTGTTTTGACCTAGCCCAAAAACCAACTATGAAAATCACTGAATTATATAATGTTTTGCCTATCGCAATTAAAAATAATATGAATATATTATTAAAGGGTGCGCCAGGCGTCGGCAAATCAGATGTTATTTCTGATATTGTTATTAACAAAATGGGATTTGAATTAATGATTCAACATCCTATTGTTTCAAATCCTGTTGATTTTAAGGGTTTGCCTGTTTCCGGTGTTGTTAATAATGAATTGACGGCAGAATTTATTCCCTACGGCGATTTACAAAAAATGATGACCGCTCAAAAAGATTTGGTCGTCTTTTTTGATGATTTAGGACAAGCTCCTCAAAGTGTTCAAGCTTCTGTTATGCAAATTATTCTTGCCCGTGAAATTAACGGAAAGAAAATTTCTGACAAGGTTCGTTTTATTGCCGCGACAAACGATAAAACAGATAATGCTGGTGTTTCTGGATTAATTACTCCTCTTCTTTCACGTTTTGCTGGCATATTCAAAATTGAAATTGACGGTGATTCATGGATTAATTGGGCAATTAATAATAATATGCCGCATGAATTGATTGCTTATATCAAAGCAAAACCTTCAATGCTTTCAACTTTCGATTCTAAAAATAAGAATATCGAAAATTTCGCCTGCCCGCGCACAATTGCAAATCTCGGACGTTGGATTAATAATGGCGTTATTAATCATGAAGTTTGGTCTGGTTCAGTTGGCGAATCTTTTGCTACTGAATTCATGGCTTTTTATAAAATTTGCACTTCAATCGCAAAACTTCCAACGGAAATTATTAATAATCCGTCTGGCGCAGATATTCCAAGCAAGCCGGACGTTCTTTATTTTGTTTTGACCGCTCTCGCCAATAAATCGAAGGATGAGAAAACTTTCAATTCCATCGTTACTTATTTAAAGCGTTTGCCAAAAGAATATGAGGCTTTCGCCGTAAAACTTATCGTAACGAAAAATCCAAAGATGAAGGAAACTTCAACTTACATCAAGTGGCACGTTGAAAATCAGGACGTTGTAGTTTAATTAATAAAAAATGGGGTCAAGATTAATTCTTGGCCCCATTTTTATTTATTATTAGCATTATTTTCTTTACTTATCCGCTATTTCCTTTATAGTATAGACTCAATCAAAAAACCATGCAGACTATAAAACATAAAAAAGTTCGTGACGCCGTAAATAATATTATTCAAAACCATGCTTTTTATGCAACGGTTTTGATGCAACAAAATATTATCGAAGATAATTCTTCTAAAAATCCCACTTTTTATGTAGATGGGAAAAATCTTGCTTATAATTCTAAGTTTGCAGATTCTATTTCTTTTGATGAAACTAAAGGAGTTTTGGTTCATGAAGTTATGCACCTTGTTCTTTTGCATCATACTCGCATGGGAAAACGTGATTCAAAAATTTGGAATAAAGCTTGTGATTATGCTATTAATGCAGAGTTAATTAAAAACGGTTTTTCTCTTCCCAAGGGTGTTTTGCTAGATTCTAAATATAATGGCAAAAATGCAGAAGAGATTTATCGTGCGCTTTTTCTTGAAGAAATGAAGAAGCAATCCGAGCAAGATAAAAAAGATTCTCAAAATAATAATAATCAAGAATCTTCTGGTTCTGGTTCTGGTTCTGGTTCTGGTGATTCTGATTCTGATAATCAGGATTCAGATAATTCTTCCGAAGATTCTGATAATCAGGATAATAACGAAGAAAATTCCGATGAGTCTTCCGATAATAATGAGGGAGAGGAAAATAATAAAGAAGTAACTTTTGGCGAAATTCGTCCTGCGATTGAAGAAAATGCAGAAGAAACTGCAAAAATTCAATCCAAGCAAGCCGTTTCTATTGCAAAAGCTGCTGGCGAAATGCCTTCTTCTTCAATTATTGAAATGGTGGAAAATTCTTATAAGCCAAAATTTAATTGGCGTGAGATTATTAATCAATTCGTTTCAGAAATTACTCAAAAAGATTATTCTTTTGAGAATCCTGACCGTCGTTTTCTGCAAAACGGAATTATTCTTCCCGATTTTTATTCCAAGGCTCCTGCGAATATTGTAATTGCAATTGATACTTCTGGTTCTGTTAATTTAGAAGATGTTAAAGCGATTGTTAATGAAGCACGTAGTTGTTTAGATACGATGAGTGAAGAAAAAGAAAATGCAACGCTCACTGTTATTTATTGTGACGCGCAAGTTCAATCCGTAGATATTTTTGAGTCTGGTTCTGATATTAAACCAAATCCAAAAGGTGGCGGCGGAACAGATTTTGCGCCTGTCTTCAAATATGTAAACGATAACGATATTAAATGCGACGGTCTAATTTATATTACCGATGGCTATTGCTGGAGTTTTGGAAATATTATTCCAAAATATAAAGTTTTATGGGGTCTTACTACTGGATGTTACACATTTAATGCTCCGTTCGGCGAAAAGTTTGATTTCGATATTCACCAAAATTAATTTAATATAATTATTATTTAAAATGAGCCTTTCATCTTCTTTTTATTGTTACAAAAAGCAATGCCGTAAAACCATATGGGATACGCCGGAATATATCAATAAAGCCGATAGAAAAGTTATCGCTAGGCTGATTGAATGTTTAGAAAAGCCCGATCTTAATGGTTACGAAGCATTCAATAAGATACTAAATAGCGCGAATAAAGTTTCTAAAGTTACTGGAAAAGTTACTGAGCGTGTTTATCAAATGTTTTTTGACCGTGTTATTGGTTGGCCGGAGGGAGTTAGATATTATATGCAAGGTTCAGAATCTTATAAAAGTTCTTATTATAATTTACTTCAGGAAGAAACTCTTAAAAAGATAAAAATTGCATTAAAGCAGTAAAAAAGATAATAGTTTAACATAAAACAATCCATCCATAAATCGGGTGGATTTTTTTATTTATATATTTTTTTACCCTTAGATGAGACACGTTCTCAATAAGCATTTTCCTTACGTTTTGGCGCGTTTTCTAGCGTTTAACCTAGTCCAGACTACCCTTGCACCTTTTTAATGCGTTAAAACACCATTTGCGGGCATTTAATGAGGCAAAAATTGCCATTTTCAGACCCTACTTTCAGAAGGCTAAAAATCGGCTATTTTATAAATAAAAAAAGCTAAGTTTAATAAACGATAAGATTATTTGCAAAATTAACTATTAAGGTTATTATTGAAATTATTAAATGGCAAATAATCAGCGGATTTCATTTACACTAAAATAATGAATTTTATTATCGTAAATCAAAAATAAATATTAATTTTACAATATAATTTTGGAATTATCACTTAATAAAATGGGACATTTAGAACGGCAAATTCTTACTTAATTTTAGTCGTTTTTTTTATTCATTTTTTTTACTCATTTGTGCTTCATTTTTTATGCTATAATATGCTCAAAATTTGAGCAAATAAATCAAAGGAAAATTGAACAAAAATATTAAATCAAATAATTTCTATATAACTCTTATTGTAAGAGATTTATGTAATTATTTGATTTAATTAAAACATAATTATTACAACATAAAAATAACAAATAAATCACTCTATTCAATTATATTATATATAGACAATAAAACAAATGAGATAAATATATAGGGGGAAATAACAATAGGGAATAGATAAAATACTCATGGAATATTAATGAAATATAAACGACAAATAAATAAATAAATAAAGATTGAGAGGGGGGAGGGTAATGGCATTCATTTCTATTTATTATCTCATTTTTTAAAACATAATATTATATATTTTTTTATCATATTTCCCCTATTAAAAATGATGCTTAAAATGATGTTTTTTCAGAGGTAAAATGACATATTTTTCTAAGTAGAAATACCCATGTTTTTTTTAAAAAAAAGATTGACCATAACGCGGAAAATTACTTCGTTATCCATGCTAGGTTTGCTTTTTGAAAGTCGAATGCGCTGGGATAGGGTTTAAAAAATTCCTGCGCCTGTTATTATTATTTTTCCGCTTAACCAATTTGTGCGATTTTTTAAAAAATTGGATTTGTTATTATTAACCTATATATAAAAAAAGAAAGATTGTTATGAAAGAAATTATTAATGCCCTGCAAAACTCCGTTAAGAATATTAAAAATATTCCTGCATCGCCAATTTTTGACGATAGCAATATTAAAGCTGAATTTTCTAAAATGGGATTGCCAGAAAAGTTTGTTAATAGCGCAATTGAAGAATTGCGTAATAAACATAATGAAATTCACGGCGATAATACTCAGAAAATCGCTCGTATTATTCTTAATGAAATTATTCCTGTTCTGGGTGGGATCGAAGAGTTTTCTTCTTTAATTCGCACAATTAAAAATGAGCAAATTGAAAATTCTAAGGTCAAATTCACTATTAAAGAATTGTCTGATTTAAATAATAAAGAATCCCAAAACTTTTTAGATAAAGTTAAGATTCTTTATAATGATAATAATCAGCAAGTTAGTGAAATTGTGGAAAAATTAAATTTCTATTCTTATGCGACGCTGAATAGTTTTATTCGTGATAATAAAGAAATTTTTCCTAAGCGTAATTAATTAAAAACAAAGGCTCGACTTAATAAAAGTCGGGCCTTTTTATTATATATTTTTTTTAATAATTGTTTGACATTAATTTATAATAATATATAAGGCAAAAAATAATTTAAAAATTGCTTGACTTTTATTAAATTTTGTGTTAAAATGCGCAATTTCATTAAATTTGCGTATAACAGAAATAATAATAATGTCAAGATAATTTTTAAAAAAATAAAAAAAATAAATAAAAAATATGCTTGACAAGCAAACCGTTTTATGATTTACTTCCGGGGTGGGGCTGGGGCGGACTTAATTCTTAAAAAATAATTTAATTAAATGCTTGACAATAATTTAGATAATAAATATAAACAAAATTTTTTTTAAAAAATATGTTTGACATTAATAAAAATAATAAATATAAGCGCAAAAATAATAAAAAAATATGCTTGACATTTACGCAAAATAGTATATTTTTCCAGGGTGGGGCTGGGGCTGATCTTTAGGTTAAAAAAATAATTAATTTTATTCTTGACTTTTTTTAAAAAATCACTATTTGAAAATTCGCATATATAGTTAATTATAAATAAGTCAAGCATTTTTTTTATTTAAAAATACGTATTAATACGTATCATTTTTTTTAAAAATAGGCTTGACAAGCTCTAGGAATAATATATTTTCCCAAGGGCGGGAAGGGGTATTCTTTTATTTCAGAAAAAAAATTAAAAAAAAGCTTGACATTAAAGTTTTTTTGTGGTAAAATTTCCAAACGGGCTTGTGCCCCAAGAAATTTGCGTAGCCTCCGGTCCCCCAATCGTTCCGTTTTAAAGGTCAAATCTTTCAGGAGAGATGGGGTTTCATTAATTTGGCCCCTTACAAGTCCTGTCGATGGAAATAAGATAGCATATCCAAAGAAGAAAACAAGCTTTTTTTTAAAGAAAATTAAAAAAAATCTAAATGACTTACGTAATTTTCGGTTTTATTAAAACCCAGTGAAAAAAAACACTTTTTCATAGGTAAACTTTAAAACGCAATTAATTTGCAAAATTACGTAAGTCAATATTAAGGCATGAATTTTTTTTAATTATTTACTTGAATAATACCTAATTTTAACGTATTCTATTGGCTCAGTTAACTTAAAACCACATCGTTATGAAAAATTATTACTTCGCAGTAAATCATTCCTTCGGGAATTTTGTTCAAGTTATTAATTCTAAAGATATTATTCTCGCCGAGAATCTTTCTAGGAAACTTGCTGGAAACTTTGCGAGCATTTCGCAAGTAACGAGTGAGGAAGTGGAAATTCTTGTTAATAATAAAGGATATAAAATTTTCTTGAATCACACCAATTAATAAAACGAATCATATGCAAAATATTAAATCAACCATCAATTCTTTTATTGATGACTACGGAGTTGTTTCTAAAGAAGTTCGTCTTTTGCCTTATGGCGGCGGCGGAAATATTATTGTTAGTCGCGCAAGTTATAATAAGGAAATGCAATTTCGTAAGGAAAGGAATAAGGAAGTTTGTTCCCCTTATGATATTCCATCGTGGGAATCTTTGGAAATTTATCGCGCAGAATAAATTAAGTTAAATTAAATAAATTATATGAAAACATTCTATAAAAATCTTAAACTTATCTCAATCGGTATTATTATTGGCGGCGCGTCTATTATTAATGCCGCGCCTTCATTCGATAATATTAAAACGCATATTATTAAATACGAAGGATGGAGCAATAAAGTATATATTTGCCCGACTGGACATAAAACTGTTGGTGGCGGAACAAATTTAGAATCTAAGGGTTTACAAGATAAGTATAAGGTTGGGCAAAATATTGATAATTGTTTACTTAATAAATGGTTAAAAGAGGATGTAAAAATCGCAGAACAGATTGCGCATAAACAGTTTAAATCTTTCAATTCGCAACCACAAAATGTTCAAATAATATTAATAAGCCTAGCTTACAATCTGGGGCCAAATAGAATTAAAAAATTCAAAGATTTTACTGCGGCAATTGAAAAGAAAGATTATAATAAAGCGGCGGCGGAATTAAAAGATTCGCGCTGGTATAAGCAAACCGGAGGCAGGGGAAAAAAATATGTAGAGATTCTTAAAAATATTTGAAAAAACTTTGACATTTATTAGGAATAAGGTGTATTATACTTATGATTGATACTCGGGATCAATTAGTTCTTTTTGGTTAATTTAACTGTTTAACAATCTACTTGTAAAGATTAAGTCCAATCCAATGAAAATTGGAAGGCACTTCTGAAAGTAAGCGAATTAGAAATAATTAAACCTCATGTCGTGATGATAGCGGGTGCGCTGAAAAGATAAGGAGAGTTACAAGGGCATTAAAATAATGCAGCGAAGTTAAGTTTCTTCGTGCCCTAGTCCTGCGAAATGCAAATTCTAGGAAAATTAAAAAACTATTTTATTTTTACTAAATTAGCGTAGCTAATAATAAATAAATGCCATTGCAGGGATGAATCAAAAATTTAAATTAATAATTTAAATATCTGACCCCCGACCTTTTATCTACGGATAAGGACAATATTTCGTTTGATAATTAAAAATATCAATCGCGCTTTAGAGGTAAGTTTTGAGCGATAAATAAAATATTGAATGATTAAAAATCATAAGTTGCCCTGCTATATAATGAAACCTCACCACACCTTAAAAAAGGTTAACTCAGGTAAATAATATAACTTTTCTCCCTTTTTATTTAAAGGGGGAAATTGTATTTAATTTCCTACGCAGCAGCCTTAAAAAGTTTTAGGTTAACCCAGATATTGCAGCAAAATTAATTTTAATTAAAATTAAATAAATAAAAGCTTGTTTAATTCGTTGTTTATGCTATCTTATAGATTCAGCCAACCATTAACCGCAAAAAAATATGAGTAAAAATAAAAATAGAAATAAAAAATTTAAATATGTTTTCGCAATCATTGGGAAAACAGATATTAATTGCCGCCGTAATCTTTATTTTATTAATTCGCCGACTCAAAATTTTTCTATGTGCGAATTTGCATGGAGTTTGGCCACGGAATTTGAAACAAAAGCACAGGCGAATTCTTATATTCCCAAGTTAAAAGAAAAGTATAAGGGAATTAAACAGTTTAAATTGGAATATAGAAAGATTGAATTAATTTAAATTTTTTTAAAAAAAATAATTAAAATAATTAAAAAAAGCTTGATTTACCTGCCGTATTTGCTAGATTTATAGCGTCATGAATAACTCACCAAAGTTCAAAGATTCCAAAGGCAACCTCGCCGCTTATAGTTTTATTTGCGGTTACGTCGAAGATAAAATTAAAAATAATACTCTTACCGAAATATTTATGTATGGCGGCACGCGCCATTATAATATTCGCCGTTTTAATTTGGAAACCAATGAAAGGCTTTTCTGGGAAACTTCCCGCACCTTAAAAGAGGCGCGGAAAATTGCTAACAGAAAATAATAATAATAATAATAATAATAATAATAATAATAATATGAAAGACCCTACCCAACAGGAAATGTTTGAATTTCTTTCTAAGAAATTTGAAAATGCCGGAATTGATGGAATAATTGATAATATCTTTATCTCAACTCATTGGTTTGCCCACGACTTTTATGATGGGCAATTACAGAATAATTTATATTAATTCTTAAAAAAACGATTCCCCGACATTAATTTGTTGGGGAAAATTTTTTAAATAAAATAAAAAAAATACTTGATTTAAAATAAAAAATATGTTATAATTTTCCAAACTATTTTTTATTTTAAAAAAAAAGTCTAGCCTCCGGTCCCCCAATCGTTCCGTTTTATCGGTCACACGCCAAGGGAATAAACCTTGACTAGAAAAATAGAATAGCACACTAATAGAAAAAAACAAGTGTTTTTTTAAAAAAAATAAAAAAAATAATTAAAATAATTAAAAAAAAGCTTGATTTAGCCTGCAAATGATATATGGTTTTATTCGTCAACCCAAACCACCTATAAAAATGAAATTCACCGCAAAATATTTAGACTCTGGCTTTTATACTATTTCAGATAAAGCTGCTGGAAAAATAAATAAAAATCTACCAAAGCGTGGATATGAATTGACATATCAAAAAATAAAATTAGCTGATAACAAAATAATGGATGGAGTTGTTTTATCTAGAACGTCCACTTGTCTTTTAAATAAAAGAGGGTGGAGTTGGGCTATTCACCAAATCCCTTATATGGGTAAAAAATTTGAATTTTTTGTTTAATTAAAATATCCGCTTCTATAAAAAGGAGCGGATTTTTTATTTTATTTTTTTAAAATAATGCTTGATTTAGGTAACGTATCTGTTATCTTATTTATCGTTAACCAACAAAACCACCATGAACTATATCACCCGCCTAAATAAAGAAAATGAAGAGCTAAAAAATAAATTGCACGATATTCAAGAGGATCTTACGAATATTTGCATTTATTTGAATTCAAGTAAATTTCACGGAGAAGAAAATAATTGGGTGTCGGCGGCGGAAATGATAAATAAGCTTCGTGAATTACGAATGAAAACTATAGTTTAAATAAAACAAAAAGGCGATTCTCTAAAAAGAGTCGCCTTTTTTATTTTATTTTTTTAAAAAAAAGCTTGTTTTTTACCAGAAATATGGTAAATTATTTATCGTTAAGTAAAACCAACTAGCAAAATTAACCCTAGCCCGATAAAAATTATGATTCCTCAGTTCACGAAAGAAGATAAAAAAATCGTTACGGATTTTATTTCCGAATTCAATAAAATGTTTTCGGTAAATAAAGTTTCTGATTCTTCAAATTATCATTATAGCGAAGTTTACGTTTGGAATAAGTTTACTATTCAAGTTCGCGCAATCGGAGATTATTCCCTTACTGGATTTTCGGTTGAGATTTATTTCGATAACGAATATTTTGACTATAAATATAAAGTTCAATGTTTCAATAAATACGAATCTTATGATGCGTTGCAGTTTGCTAGGAAACTTTATAAACAAAATACAGATAGTTTGATAGTATGCGCATTATCTTCTTCTGATTGTTAAAAAATCTAAGTCCCGCTCTATTAATTTAGGGTGGGATTTTTTTTTATTTTTTTTTAAAAAAAAGCTTGTTTTTTCCTGAAAATAAAGCATATTATATATTGTCAGTTAACCACTAACAAAAACCAAAACACAAAAATATATGAAAAACTATAAAACCTTCACAAAATATCCGGTTCGGATGAAAGATTTGCGTTATATCCTTTCTGGGAATAAGAATAAACTTCCAAAGGATTTTAACTTGGAAGGAAAAGAAGTTCTTATTCCTACCGGAATATATTCCACGCTAGAATCTTTTCTCGGAAAAGTTAAAGTTATTCCCGCAATAAAGCAGGGAATTCCAAGAATCTTTATCCTAAATAAAAATAACGGAAAATGGATTCCTGCGGGTCGGACCGCTCAAGCAAAGTTTTGTTAAAAAAATAAAATAACAAGTCCCGCTCTATTAATTTAGGGTGGGATTTTTTTTGCGTTAATTTTTCCCTAAATATTTTTCTTAAAAAAAGCTTGACTTTAAATAAAAAACTATTTTTCAATAAAAAAATAATTAATTTTTTTTAAAAAAAGCTTGACTTTAAAAGGAAAATATGTTATAATTTTCCAAACGTGCCCGCAATTTGAGGAATTAGTCCAGCCTCCGGTCCCCCAATCGTTCGGTTTTATCCGTCACACGCTAGGAGAATAAGTCCTAACTAGAATAATAAGATAGCATATCCATCGGAAAAAACAAGCATTTTTTTAAAAAAAATAAAAAAATAATACTTAAAAAAATAAAAAAAAAGCTTGTTTTAACCCGTAAATGATGTATGTTCTTATTCGTCAACCCAACCTATCAAAACCAAAAAACAAAATGAAAATCAAGATCGTAAAATCAGCTGGTGCAACCGGAAAAAAAGTTACCAATCGTTTGGTAATAAATGGAAAGTTCCCGTTAATAAAGAAAATAACGGAAAAGTTTGGAGAAAAAAAGAGGACTTTTTCTCAAAAAAACTTTTTTGATTTCGTATGTTTAACATCGGATGACCGTCAGAATATATCGATCAATTTGTTCTAACAGATCATTAAATAACAAGCGGCTCCAAAAAAGGAGTCGCTTTTTTTTGTGTCCAAATAAATATTAATAAAAAATAAATATCAAATATGAAATATTAATAAAGAAATACTAAATACAAATAACAAAATAACAAAATAATAAATAGGAATAAATAAATACGAAATACAAATAAATAAATAGTAACTTGTATATATAGTAATCGTAACTTTACATATTATTTATCCTTAATTCACTATTAGAATATCTTATGGCTTTTCTTTTTTTAGGAAAAGATTTGCCTTCCAACCGGTTTTCCTTTCACGCGAAAAGATACGTGTTTCTACGCATAAAAGTTTTTTGAAAAAGATCTTGAGCTTTCGGCGGAAAAGTTTTTCCTCTTATTTGTTGGAAGTGATTCCAACACGTTCTTTGAGAGTTTTCCGCTTTGTTCGTTTGTGCGTTGAAAAACGAAACGCTACCTTTCGCGTTGAAAGGTTTTTTATTATTGAAAGATTATTATCATGAAAGATATTATTAATGCCTTGTCTAATGCCATGAAAGCTTTGAAAAGCATTCCCGCTTCTCCGGTTTTCAATGGTGAAGGTTTGCGAAAAGCTTTTGTCGAAGCGGGATTGCCAGAAAAGTTTATAGAATCCGCCTTGGAAGAATCCAAACGAAAGCATGAGGAAACTCATGGCAATAACGAGGAAAAATTTTCCCGCATTATCCTTTGCGAGATTGCACCCGCTTTAGGCGGGATTGAAAACCTCGCAATAATTTGCCGGAGAATGAATAATGAAGAGGTAGAATCTTCAAAGGTAAAGTTTACCAAAGGTGATTTGAATGATAAAGAAAACGTGAAAGCGCAAAATTTTATCAAACAAGCGCAAGCTTTATATAAAGCGGGTAAACAAGTTTCGGAGATTGAAAAAGAGTTAAACTTTTATTCTTATCAAACATTATATTCGTTTGTAAAGGAAAACGAAACTCTTTTTCCCGCTCGCAAATGATATTAATAATAATATTAATATTGATTGGGTGTTTAATAACTAGGCAAATATAAAAAACAAGTCCCGCTCTATTAAATAGGGCGGGGTTTTTCATGTCCTCCCAATACGTAGAAACACCTAGAAAAATGGCCTTTTCGCCATAAAATTGCAAATCGCAGCAAATGGCCTTTCCTTGCGTTTTAAGGCGTTTTCTTTTGCGGGGTATGCCTTCGTATAGGTTCACCCTTAAAAACGTCTAAAAACCCCATAGAATCAATTTTTTACAATTCATTTACAGGTGTAAAAAAGTGGGTGTAAATACGTAGTCCGACACCCAAAATAGCTACGTATCACTACGTATAAGGTTTGGGATACGTATTTCTACCCATACCCCGTTTTTGAATACGTAGAACTACGTAGGGCGGACAAACCAGCGGGCGGGCCTTATTCTCAATTTCTACTAAAAAAACGTGTTTATTGAACTATTCTCAATATGTAACGGAAAAATCCGTTTATTCAACTATTTTAAGTTTTTAATGAAAAAAAGCTTTAATCAACTTCAGGATGAGTTTTTGCTTTATTATTCTCCCTCAATAAATGTTCTATATACCCTATACATATCTTAAAAGGGGGATACCCCTTTTTGTAAAATCTAATCATTAACAGGTATCTGTTAATAAAGTAGATTTGAAAAAATCCCCGGTTGAATTTTAAATTAAACCTTTATCGAACAATCAATATACATATATAAGTGTAACTTAAAGTTAAATGAATACTAACAAACGCATATTATATTCCATAATATTTTTATCATTCGTAATCTTAACCGGGGGGTGTCAATCTTTTTTGAATAAAGTGGGCTATGTTAAGAAGGATGTTATTCAAGAGGAAATAAATAAAATACAAGCAAATAATAAAATTGCGCTTGATAAAAAGGAAATTGAGATTAAAGAAAGTCTTAACAATGTTATCCTTAATAAGAATAATCAGTTACAGTCAGCCGCGAATAGTGTTTGGGCGGCAGATAATGCATTTAAGTTTTATAAAATCCCTACTAGATTAGATATTATAGTTAACAATAGAGTTAAGGAAGCACTCGCGTCTTTGGGTCTCGGCCCGACTTTAGAGGCAGTTAATCAAGAAAATATTCGCTTAACTAGGGAATTGGATGAAAAAGTTACCTCTTTAGATGATTTAAAGAAAACTAATGATAAAATTATCAAGAAAAATGCCGAACTTGTAGCCGCGAGCAAAGAGAAGGAAGAGCTTGTCAAAAAAATTGAGGCGGAAAAATCAGAAATAGAACGTGCGGGGAATGAAAAATTATTCAATAAACAACAAGAATTAAATAATATTAATGATAAATTAATTGATAAAGAAAAATCAAATGCTGAAGATAAAAAATATATTGAATCAAATAAAAAATTAATAATGACTACCCTTGGCATTTGTTCTCTTGCTGGATTATTAGTCGCAATATATTTACCGCTCTTTAGAAAAGAGTCTGGGTATTTTAGCGCAATTACTGGGGCAATTGCTTTAGCAATCCCTTTTATTCAGCCGCTTCATATTAATATTATTCTCTTATGCGGTCTTGCTTATGTTGCTTATTTAATAATAATAAGACATACGGTTAGTAATAAAACTAATGAAAATTTAATAAATGCTTTGCAAGATATTAAAGACGATAAGCCCGATTTATATAATGAATTAAAACCAGTTCTTTCTGAATGGAATACAAAATATCAAAAAGATGGAACAAAAGTAGATGATTTATCCGTTATAAAACATATAGATGAAATATTAAAAGATTATCAAAGAAAATAAATTAATTATTTTTCTTGCATTTAACTCAAATAAGCTTTAATATAGTATATTGTATTATGGAAGAACAAAAAGAAAATATAGTTATAGAATATTCTGGTGAGCCGTTTGATTTTAATCAAAAAAATGTCCACCTTTTCAAGTTATGCCCGAATCTTCTTGTTATGGCTTAATTATGGGAATATTTTTAATAATGCTTTTTTTAATAAAGCGTCCACGTAAAGTGTAAAATCAAATGTGGCAAAAAAACCAACAGAAATACATGGCCTAATCTTAAAATCTGAATTTGAAGATAAAGAACTTTATGATCAAATTAGAACTTTGCAACTTAGTCTTATTAATACTTATAATTTATTAAAATTTTTAGAAATTTTAGAAATAAAAATTAAAAAAAGTTATTATTATACAATTAAAAATAAAAAATGTGGGCTAATTGGATTTGTTGGTCGTGATTTACATACAAATTCAATATTCTTTTTAGTAAAAGATTTCGGAAGAATAAAATGGATGATACTGGAAGGATTTGATTTAACCGAAGAAGATTTTAATAATGTAGGAGTAATGGCTAAATGTAAAACAATTCATGATTTTATTCTTTTTATGGCGCAACAATCAGGTTACGAATTTTCCAATCATGTTAAATCAAGCTAATTTTTTCCACATTGGAAATTTAACATCATTTGAATATTGATCAACAGATTTTTCGCCTATTTTAGCACAGTGAACATTTAAAATTTGATAATCATTTTTTGTTATAGCTACGAGCGTTTGTTCCCAATCAAAATCTTTGCAAACAAAAGAATAAAGCCCTACTGATCTTGGTTTTTCAAAAGAAAATCCATTTTGCTGATAATAATCTATAGCATCTTCTGCATTTATTTCTTTTTTTGATTTTTCTTGATATAAATTAGCTAATTCATAGATTAATTCAAAAGCTGCTTTTGCTCGCGCAGCAATAGTATCATTACGCCCAAAATTTAAATCCATCTGGATTAATTCAAGTAAGTATTTTGATGAACTTACCAATTCTTCTGGTTCACGTTGGACACTTTCTTTATTTTCATTTTTCATTTTTTTATATTAAATTAATCTATTAGTTGTAATTTTTCTGCTTCAATTCTAAATTTATTTATATTTTCACACATCCAATCAAAGTAGCGCGAATCATTTTTCTTTACCCATTCATAACTTTTTTGTGCATATTTCCCATATCCAATTTTGTTATTTAACTCAGTATCCTGATCTGATTTTCCATTATTTCTTTTATCCCAAGGTGGATATTTAAGTTTTTCTATATAATAAGATCCATTTAGTAAATCATCAGTAGATACTCCAACCATTTCTAACCATTTATCTCTTTCACGCCAAGATTTTTTTGAATCCATATCATATGATATATATATTTTACAGATAATATGTCAATTTTTTTATAAATTTTATAAAAAATCCCAGTTTTTTGACTAGGATTTATTTAATCAATTTTTATTTTTTTAGATTTTTCCTTATCTATTTTGCCTAATTTAATAGTCAAAACACCATTTTCTATTTTTCCAGAAATTTTTTCTATATCAATATTATCTTTTATAGATGAAATAGAAACATTTCTTTTTATTTCGCCACGTTTTTCATTTTTTGCAATAATAGTTAAAATATAATTATCAATTGATGTTTCAATATCTTTATTACAATAGCCAGGAAGATCAATTGCAAATTCATAATTAGAATCTATTTCCTTTAATTTTAAACGTGATGAATATGAATAATTTAATTTTTCAAAACTTTTATTAAAAAAATCATCAAAAGAATTAAAATCATTGTTGATTATTGAATTTTCGTTTTTGCAGTTATTTTCTTGTAATATATTATTATACATAGTAAAAATATTTTAGCTATTTATATACCAGCGATAATTTTGGCTATTTTAATTTATGTAAATTATTTGATTGTAATAGTTTACATAAATATAAATAAATAATCAATAAAATATTTAGCGATTATTTTTGTGCCATAATGTCACTATATTATCTTACTTTTTTTATTTTTTCTATCTTATTTGGATAAAGAGGTTTTACTTTATAGTCCACACTGATATTCATTTCTATATTAGGAACAGCAATATGATCTATGATTCCCCATTCTTTAGCTTGAGTGGGAGTAATGAATAAATCCGCATTATTATTTTTCTTAATAAGTTTTTGATAGAAATCTTTTGATTTATTAGAATTTTGAGCTAATAATTCTAGTAATTCATCATTTAACTTTTTAATATATAAAGCTTCATTGATAATTTCAGATGTTTTGCCTTCTGAGGCTGTGCTTGCTTCATGGACAAGAATCATTGCGTTTGGTGAAGCATATCTATATCCTTTAGTTCCAAGAGCTAATAATAGCGCACCACAACTAGCTGCCATTGAAGCAGTAAATGTGATAACTGGCTTTGGTGAGCAAGCAATTAAGTCACGAATACCCATTAAACTAAATATTGCGCCACCTGGTGATGAAATGTAGATTGGTATTACAGATTGATGTTGATTAAGCAAATAGTTAAATCCTTCTGTAAATCTTGTCGCTGTTGATTCATCGAATTCTTGAACTGTTATGTATTTTGGTCTAGCAAATCTAGCTGGACCATCTTCAGGATGTTCGATAATATTTTCTGGAGCATTTGCTGTGATTATCATAATAGTATATATAATAATACAAATTTTAATGCATTCAAGTCAAGTTTTTTTTAGACAAAGTAATTACACCATATTAAATAGGCTTTTAAAAAAGAAAAAATAATTAAAATAATCAATCTTATTAAGGGTATTTTTCGTTGATAAAACTTATGTCTAAGAAAAAACAAATCAAAGAAGAAGTATTCACAGATTCGGAAGTAGTAAAAAAAGATAGATCTCAAAAAATACCACAAAGAGATAAATTAAAACAAGAATTATCTATATATCATAGAGAAGATATTACAGAGAAGCAAAAAAAATTTCTTGATGTAATTTTAGATAAAAAAACGAATGTTGTTTTCCTTAAAGGTCCAGCAGGTAGCTCTAAAACATTTTTAGCTGTTTACGCTGCTTTAATTGCTCTTAGTAATAAACAACAATCAGATATTTTATATATTAGAGCACCAATTGAAGTAGGCAAAAGTATAGGTCACTTACCCGGCACTGAAGCAGAAAAAACAAATGCTTATTTAGCACCTCTTTATGATAAAATTGAAGAATTATTACCAAAAAATGAAGCTGAAATGCTTCTTAAAGAAAATAGAATAGCCGGAACAGTCCCAAACTTTCTTCGTGGACAAAATTGGAATGCTCGTTTCGTTATTGTTGATGAAGCTCAAAATCTAGGTCCAGTCGAAATGAAAGTAATCATTAGTCGCTTAGGAAAATATGGAAAGTTAATATTTTTAGCTGATGAATCTCAGGCTGATATTAGAGGTCCAGTTGAATTTATAAGATATTTTGATTTATTTAATAATCAAGAGAGTATGAATTATGGAATTTATGCGCTTTCTTTTACTAGAAAAGATATCGTTAGAAGTCCTATTCTTGGCTATATTCTAGATAGAATAGAAGGCGTATACGATCCATCAATTGAATAAAATGGGATGGTTAAATCCAAAGGCTCCTTATAACGCAATCCTTTGTCATATAAAAAGCAAAGGAATAAAAGTTTATCATAGAGAAATGAATAATGGAGCCGATGGATTATTTGATTGTAAAAAAATAATCATAACAATAAATAAAGATATAAAATATACTTATCATGGATGTGCTGTTTTATGTCATGAACTTCAACATTTTAATGATTATAGAGATGGTAAATTTCGTAAATTTTTTGAAGAACATTTAGTAGAAAGTGATTTAGATTTAATCATAGAAGCTGAAATGAGTGCAATAAAAAACTCTCTTAAATTATTAAAAATGTGGGGTATTAAATATTCTCCAAGAGAGCTTACTGATGAAGGTTTTAATGAAAGTATTGAATTTTGGAAAAAATATTATTTCACATAAAAAAAGTGTAATATTTGTTTAGCTTTACTAACCTTATAATTATTTTACAATGGCCACTTCAAGAAATAGAGATTATTCCGCTCCCCCAGAAGGAGTTAAAAACGTATCGGCACTTTATGGATGGGATCAAACCGCTGTAATCACAGGAGCGCAAAATCCTCAAACTGGTGCATGGTCTTCATTACAAATTAATCCAGATGGCTCGTTAAAAGTAGCTTTGACTAGCGATATTAGTATTGATTCTGTAAATCTTTCTGGGATAAATTTAAATACCGATCAACTTGAATCAATTAACACAAGTGGAACTTTATTTTTAGCATCAATTAGTGGTAGATTAATAAATAGTTTTATTGGTGTTACTGGAATTCGTATTGATAATGCAAGTGGTTATTCTCCAACCAACTTCATGGCAATTGGTGGAAGAGCTGTTGATGTTTTAAGTGGTTTTAATCCAACTTATGGCAGTGGAGCAAGTTCTATTTTAAATATTGATAAAGTTAATGGAGCAGTTCTTACTGAAGGCACTGACTTAAATTATCAATATGATACAGTTACAGCTTATAATCCACAGGGAACATTAGTTAGTAATTCTTCTATTTCTGGATCTTTTGGATCTTCTGCATTACAAACTGGAATTGCTCTTTATGCAAATAATGCAAGAAAATTTTGGTATGTTCAAAATACTTCTCCAAGCAATCCATTATATGTAAGACTTTCTTCTTCTCCCGCATCTACTGGATCTTTTAATTTTATATTAAATCAAAGTTCTGTTACTGGTCAAGGTGGTCAAAGTTTTAGCGATGATCGTTATTTAGGGGATGTTTCAGTAAGCGGAACTTCTCTTATCATCTGGGAGTTAACTTAATTATTCTTTTGATATGAGTCGTCTTTCTCCTCGCTATCGTGCGCATGGAATAGATAATGATGCAAAAAGATTAGTAACTCAATCCATGAATAATGGACAAGTAGTTACATTAAATCAATTATTTGATATTCATAGAAATATAACAATACAAAAAAGATTAGGTATATGGAAAAATATATCTTTTTATAGAAATTTTGCTAATTTAAAAACTTTAAATCCAGATAAAAATGGACCTCAAATTTCTTTTTCAAGAGGTAGTGGTGGAACTCAAGTAAACAGTTCTGGATTAATTGAGTTAATCCCTTCAAATCTTCAAACATACAGTGAAGATTTTGATACAGCAAATTGGTCCAAATCTGGAACATCTACATGTGTTAAAAATCAAGTAGGGTTTAATGGATTACCTAATAATGCTTGTCTTTTTACTTGTCAAGCAGGTGTTGGTAGTTATTTATCAAATGCAGTTTCTGTTACAAATAACACAATAACAACTAGATGGGCAATAGTTAAAGCTGGAACAACTTCTAAAATTATTTTTGAATTTAGTAATAACGGAACGATCACTCAAACAACATTTGATATAACTACAGGATCTATAACTGGAGATACTAATGCCTCAATTACAGATTTAGGGAATGGTTGGAAACGTGTTTCACGCACAGTCACATCAGGAGCTACTGGAAGTCAAAGTTGGATAGCTATTTATTTTGATACTTATGGTTCTGCATCTGGAGCAACCACAATGACAATAGATCGTGTGCAGGTCGAATCAGGTTCGGTTGCTAATCAATATGTTAAAACAACAAATGTAGCAGCAAGTGCTCCTCGTTTTACACATAATCCATTAACTAACTCATCACTAGGTTTATTAATAGAGGGATCACGAACAAATTTAATTTATCCAAGTATCCCAGACGGAACTAACCTGAATCTACAAAATGTAACTTTATCTACAAATCAGGGAATATCACCAGATGGCACAAATAATGCCACAAGAATGACATCTGTATTAGGAAGTCAAGCTAGAGCTGAAACATCGCAGTTTTCAAACTCTGTCGCTTATGTAGTGAGCGCATTTGTTAAATATGAAAGTGCAAGATATGTTGGATTTGGTCATTATGTTACATCAACACAGCAGATTTCATTTGATATTCTAAATGGAACAATTGGATCTATAACTGGAACTGAGTTTAGTAGTCCAGTAATTACTTCATATGGTAATGGATGGTATAGGATCTCTGCTTTATTTACTTCGGCTGGAAGTGGAAGTGGATTAAAGTTTCATGTGAGTAATGTATCAGATTTATCAATTAATACAGGGGTATCAATTAGTGCATTATATTGGGGAATGCAACTTGAAGCAGGATCATTTATTACTTCATATATTCCAACTATTAATGCAACAACAACTCGCGCAGCAGATGTAATTCAGGTAACTGGAAATAATTTTTCATCTTGGTATAATCAAACTCAAGGAACTATACTTTTAGAAGCAAGCCAATTACAAATTTTACCATCATCTGCATTCTTATTTCCATTTCAGATTAGTAATTCAGCTGCTACTGAATCTTTTGGCGCATTTATCACAAGTACTTCTTCGCAAAATATAATATATGCTATTGGTAATACTGTGGCAGGTGGCCAATATATGCAATTTTCAACAAATAAATTATTTGGAATCAATCCATATAAATTTGCAATTTCATATTCAAAAGATTATGTATCTATATCAAATGATGGTAGTAGCACTTCTTCAGATTTATCAGTAGCAATTCCATCTGTTGATAGATTAACTCTTGGAGCTGTAGGAAATCTGAGTTCAAATAATTTTTTTAATGGAACTATTGCCAGTTTCATTTATTATGGAAAACAGTTGTCTGATTATAATTTAAGATTATCAACGACTTATGCTGATGAATATTATGATATAGATGTAATGAAATATCTTTCAAATACATCCTATAATTTTAATGGACAAACAGCAATTGCTAATTATATTATTGGCCTTAAAGCCGATGGTATATGGGACAAAATAGTAGATCATGGACTTTTTGCTGGTCAGAGTAATTTTAATAATATATTTGTAAAATTAAAAGGTAACGGAACTTTATCTAATAATAACTTTACAAGTTCTGATTACAATAGCACAGGTGCAAGTATTGGATTAAAAGGAGATGGATCTTCTAAATATTTAGATAATTTAACTCCAATAAGTTCTTTTGGTAGCACCGCTAACTTATCGTATGGTGTATATTTAATTGAATCTCTTACTTCTAATAGTAATGATTGTTTAATAGGAGCAAATTCTATCGATCTTAACTCAAATAGCATAGCAATTCGTTATAAATCAACAGATGTGCGTTTTGGTTTTGCTTATGGTAGGAATAGTAGTACTTACAGCTCAACATTACCCGCTGACCCTACAGGCTTTTCTATTGGTGTATGTTCAGCTTCAAACTCAGCAGCGGTGTATTATTGGAGTCAGTATGACACAAACCCAACAATAAATTCAAGAGGTACAAATAGGATAGTTTATACACCAACTTATGTTCCTTGCCTTTTTGCATCAAAAAGTATTGCTGGTGGTATAGATACTGGAACATACTCATCGGCAAGAATTGCCGCATATATACAAGGAACTAAGCTAACACAATCTGAAGCTCAATCGTTGCGTGATCGTTTACAAACACTATTAGTTGCGCTTGGATATACTTTTTAATTTAATACTAATTATTAAAATCATGAATAAAATAAAAAAAATAAAAATAATATATATTGCTTTATTTTTATCAATATTTTTTTATGGATGTGGTCCTAAATTAGAACCTCTTCCTATTGCTAGAACATTTGAATCATCAGAAAAGGCTCAAGATTCATTAAAAAAACTTGAATTAATTATAATTCCAGTATCAGGAACTGGTAGTATGGCTCCTTTAATACCTATTCATCCACTTGGTAGCAAAATTATTGTTGCATACGCTGGATTAGATAAAATGCCATATTCAGAATTAAAATCTGGTTATGTTGTAATTTATTCAAGATATGGAAAAAAAATTATTCATCGACTTGGCGAACAAGATGATCGTGGATTTATTGCTTTTGGAATTAATAATCATGATAAGGATAGATCTGAAGATGGTGGTATCGGATTTGTAACACCATATAACTATATTGGTCATGTATCAAATATTGCACTTTTTCCTATAAATAATAAATAATCTAAAAAATATAAACTATGGATACTATATATTATAAATTTACGAATTCTGGAGTAGCATATCAATCAGCATTAGATGCTGGTTTTATTGTTAGTGGAGAAAATGAATTAATTTTTAATCAATTTGCAAATGATTATGCGATAGACGTTATTGGAAAAATAAAAGAAGATGAAGATTTTTATCATTGGAATTTAAGAGTTCTTTCTGATTCGTTTGTTATTCCTTCTGGGCTTGAAGAGTTTCGTATAGAGGCTCCATTAAATCCTATAAGAGTTTTTCTGTAAAATTATGCCTTATCAAAAAAAATTTTCAAAAAATAAAAATAATAAAGATCCACAATCTTTTTTTAAAATAAATAGAGAACTAAAATTTCTTGTTAAAAAAGCAAGAGATTTATATGCAACTCCTTTTATGGGGCAAATTTTAAATTCAAATAAATTAATTGAATTTAACAAAAAGAATGATATTTTTAAAAATTTATTATTTTATAGAGATTTTATATTATGTCCAGATTTAAATCCTATTGATGGTCAAGTTATAAATTTTTCAAGAGCAAGTGCAGCAATTCAAATTGATAACAATGGTTTACCTGCATATGGGCCTGAGAATTTATTATTAAGAAGTGAAGCATTCAATGTTAGCTGGACAAGTAGTCGAGCAAGTCCATATTTAATGTCAGATAGTCCTATTAATATAAAATCACCTATTCAAACATATTCTGCGACTCAATTAGTAGAAGATAGTAGTGTTGGTTCAACGCATGAGATAAATCAAACTGTTTCTACTGCTTTGGGGGTCCATACTTTTTCTGTATATGTTAAAGCGAAAGAAAGATTTGGCGTTAGGTTAGACATGACAGATCTAACTACTGCAGATGTTTATGCAGATTTTGATTTAACATCAGGACAGATAGTATCAACATCACAAGCAGGATCATGGACTTCATCATCAGCTAGTATAAACGCATTGCCTAATGGATGGTATAGAATTAGTTTAACTGCTATAAGAGGAGCTGGAACAAGTCAGAATGTAAAAATACAAATGCTAGATAGTGGGTATAGTGCAATATATGATGGTGATGGATTAAGCAGTATTTATGTTTGGGGTGCGCAATTAGAAAGATATTCTTCGGCAAGATCTTATTTAATAACAACATCTTCATCTTATTATGGACCAAGATTTACTTATGATACAATTACTAAAAATCCACTTGGTCTACTAATTGAGGAATCGCGAACTAACTTGATAACTTATTCCGAGTTTACTGGTTGGACTGGTTCTCCTTCTGCACCCGTAGGATGGATAGCAAATACTGGATCTGTCTGGGCATCAGATATAGGAGTTAATGGAAAATATACTGCCGCTAGAACAACAGCGGCTTCGTCTAATCCAAATGGTGCATTAGGAGCTAACGCATCAACCGTATTTATATCTGGTAGCACTTATTCAATATCAGCTTGGTTTAAGAGAAACACAAGTGCATCTGGCTCTATATTTATTGCGGTTGATGGAACCGGATCAAATGTATGTCAATTTGATACTACTAATATGCCAGTTGGTTCTTGGGTTCGTTTATCAACTACTTTCGTTGCATCTTCAAGTAGTTTTGCTAGTTTTAGATTTCATACTAATGGATCGGTTTTAGATATAACAATAGATAAAGTTCAGATTGAACTTGGTGCATTTGCTAGTTCTTATATTCCAACTGTAGGAGCATCTGCTACAAGATCTACAGATATCGTTAATGTAAATACTAAAAATTTATATAATTTTTATAGACAAGATGAAGGAACTATTTATATAGAAGCATTTGCTGCTAATACTTCAGTTGCAACTATTTTAACAATAGATGATAATAGCCTGAATAATCGTATTTATATTCAACTTGAATCTGGTTCTGCATCCCGTGCAGTTGTTGCAGTTGGCGGATCAAATGTTGCAAATCTAACAAACTTATCAAGCACTTCAGTAAAAGCAGCTTTAGCTATAAAAACTGATGACTTTTCTTTTTCTTGTTCGGGTTCTGCTGTAAGCACAGATAATCTTGGAGCACTTCCATCTCCAGTTATAATGAGATTAGGTGCAGCCCCAGTTAATGGTTATGGATTATATGGAACTATAGCTCGTATTTTTTATTTTAATAAACGCTTATCTAATTCAATTCTTCAGGAAATTTCATCTTAATTACTTAGTATAAATAAATACTTTAACTTCTAGGTGATTAAATTTGACATTTTGATATGATTTTATGTATTATTAGTGTAATATGAATCTTATAAATAAACGCTATTGTTCACATTGCGGAACTCCTAATCAGAGGGAAAATAAAGTTTGTTCAAAATGTGAAAAACCATTAAGTTCTGCATTAAAAACATTTTCAAATGAAGTAGAAGAAGAGGTTTTAATTGTAAAGAAAAAGCGTCCTGTTACTAAAACTAAGATAGTATATGAAGATGATGAGGAATTTAACGGAGAAATAATTCATCCTTCATCTTCGGATATAGTTATAGAAAATCAAAAAAAATTTACAATTGGATCTCTTAGAGATGGCGCAAAAATTCCTAATATTAGTTTTAATGAGCAACTTCCATCGGATATAGAAGTATCTTCAAAGGCTTATTTCCATCAAGAAAAACTAGATTAATTCTTAATGAAGAAACCCATTTTTGAAGAAATGATTCCATCAATAATGGTGGAAATAAATAAACGAAAATCAAATTGGACATTATCATCTCTTGCATTTGAAGATGTTTCTCAGATGTTATTGATTAGAATATTTAATAAATATAAAACTTTTAATCCAGAAAAAGGGGAATTTACACACTGGGTAAATAGACTTATAAGTAATACAATAATAAATATTTTACGTGATAATTTACAAAAATTTGCACGGCCATGTGTTCAAGGTTGTCAATTTAATTTAGGTGATAGTTATTGCGGATTTACTAGAAGCGGGAAACAATGTGAAGAGTGCCCTCTTTTCAAAAAATGGAAAAGAAAAAAAGAATCAGAATATAATATAAAACAAGGATTGTCTTTAGATGCTCATATTCAGGAAGTTAATAATATACAAAATGATTTTATAGATATAGATGATTATAAAAAACTTCTAGATGAAAAAATGCCAAATTATTTAACTTTACAAGAGTTAAAAATATATAAGTTGCTTTTTACTGAGCATAAATCAATGGAAGAAGTTGGTAAAATTTTAAAATTTAAACAAGCTACAAATTCAAATATTTATGGTTATCAAACTATAAATAAAACTAGAAAAAAAATAGTTGAAGCTGCTAAAATAATTATTTTTGAAGAAGGAAATATACAATGAGTGATTCTGAAAAAGAAGAAATAATTTTAACAGATGAGCAAAAAAAATTTCTTGATGAAAATTGGGATAAGATAAATTTAAAAGAATTAACAAAAAGAGCTTTTAATAATATTAATCTTACAGGTCTTACAAGAGAAGGTAGAGCGATAAAGGCTTATATTTCGCAAATGAATCCTGATGCGAAAATTAAGACTACAAAGTATGAAAAGGGTGATAATTTAATAGAATTAACACCAGAGCAAAAATTACTTGCTAGGAATAATTTAGGTTCTATGAGTTGGCTTGAATTAGCCAGAGTTGCTTTTAATAATCAGAGATTAACTAGATTACATACAGAATCTAAGGCTATGTATAATTACTGTATGGAAATAGATCCAGATAAAATCCCTGATGATGAAAAATTAAGTGATGGGGATGATTATCAACCTCCAACTTCGATTGATAGATTAGTAACCAGAGTAAATAAATATCGTTTTAAATTCAACGGAGATAAAAGTAAAGTTTTAGATAAAAATGATTTAAGATCGATTGATATAAAAAATTTACAAGCTCTTTTAGGATATATGTATACTGAAAGATTTATTCAGCAAGCATCTAAATATACAAGAGAATCAGATAGAAATCTTTATGAATCATCATTTATTAGATATTGCTATGATAAACCAGATCTTCTAGAAGAAGAAGTTGATAATTATATTGCACTTTGCTCTGAGATAGTTACAATTACTCAAATAGAAAGAATTATTCAGTTGATGGATAATCAGTTAGAAGAAGCATTAAAAGGAGAAGGAGTTGAAAAGAAAGCCTTAACAATGACCTTTAATGAGTCGATTAATAATCAAAGAGATAAATTAAATCAATCAAAAAAAACATATCAAAGTCTTTTAGAGAAACTTGTTGGTGATAGATCGAAAAGAATTAAAGATAGAATACAACAAAGTGCAACTATTATTAATCTTATTGATGCCGTTAAACAAGAAGAAAAAAGAATTCAGTTACTCAAATTAGCAGAAAAACAAAAAATGCTTGAAGCTACTGAAGTTGATGAGTTATCTAACATGGAATCAGTAATTGCACTCATAGGTGGAATAACAAAAGAAAGAGCTAAATATGGTTAAGTGTGCGATAGATAATACTGAGCATGAAGATGTAAATTATTTACATGGTCATTTGCGCAAATTAAAAATATCGCAAAAAGACTATTGGGAAAAATATTTTCCAAGATTTGATTTACTTACAGGCGAAAAAATAGAATATAAGAATTATAAAACTTATATCATATCAGATTTTATTGATAAAAAAAATCTAAATAAATGGTGCAATCTTTATCCAGATAAAGGTATTGAATGGGGTAAAAATTATCTCAAATATAGAAAAGAAGAAAAAAAACTTGTTCGTGCGCCACATCATATTGAATTAAGAAGTTTATATTCACCCAATATTCGATATTTTGAAAAATATTCAGATTACGCTGAAATCTGCAAAAGTATTGGATTTGATATAAAATTTGACTATAAAAAAGAGATAATCACAACTCAATTGCCAAAAGATTATAAGATTATAATCGACACTAGAGAGCAAGCGGCTTTATCTCTTAAAAATTCTTATGTAGATACATTGAAGTTTGGTGACTATGCTTTGGCAGGAGATTTAGATAAAGGAATAAGAATCGAAAGAAAATCTTTGAATGATTTAGTAGGTTCATTTGGGAAAGACATAGAAAGACTTAAAAAAGAAATGGCTAGAGCTAAAGAAGCCAATGCTTATTTAATTATTTTAATAGAAAAAGATATAAATAAATCATTATCTTTTGATTATCAATATGAGACAAGATTTGCAAAAGTTAGCCCAGACCATGTATTTAAAAATATAAGAGATTGTATAAAGGAATTTGATAACATACAGTTTTTATTTGTCGATGGTCGTAAAGAAGCCTCTCGTATTTTAATTAAACTATTTGAAATGGGAGATGAAGTTAAGACCGTTGATTTGCAATACTTCTATGAGATTGGTAAATTATAATTTAAAATAAAAAAATATGGCTTGGATTGAACCTCAATGGGATAAAGGTGGAATAGTAGATATAAATAAAGAATTAGCTTTATTCAAGGGAGAACTTGATGAAGAAAAAGCAAAGTATTGGCTTGGACAATTCTTAATGTATAATATTCAGTTTACGATTGAGATTTTATTCGGCGTAAAACTTCATCCTCGTCAGGCTATCTTGCTAAAAAGTTGGTTTCATTGCAATTATAATTTAGCTGTTTGGGGGAGGGGTAGCGGCAAAACGCTCAGTTATCATAATAACACTAAACTACTTGCAAAAGATATTGGCATTATTACAATAACTGATTTGCTTCCAAATTTATCCTTTGAAATAGAGGGATGGAAAGATATTGATCCTATTTATTTATGGAATGGAAATGATTGGCAAAAAACAGATAAAATATATATTCAGCCTAAAAAGAAATGTAGAAGGGTAACAACAAACAATGGTTATTTCCTTGAGGGCTCTACTAATCACCTAATCAAAGTATTAGACTTCCAAACTTGTTCTATAGTTTGGAAAAAATTCTCGGAAATAAAAGATGGAGATAGAGTATGTATTTCAAGAAACGAAATTAACTATTCTTTTAGTGATTTTTCAGAAAGAGAATCTTATTTTCTAGGATTGTTAGCTGGAGACGGTTCTTATACTTCTAAATCTTCGGGCGCATGTTTAACAACTATAGACCAAGAGATTATTGATTGGGTATATAATAATTGGGAGATTATGAGTTATACAAAAAAGAAAAAATCTGAAGCAATTGATATAAAATTTTCGACAAAATTAATTAAACCGTTATTTGATAAATACAACATAAAAAGAACAACTTCTTACGATAAGGTTATTCCGCAAAAAATTCTTGCATGTAGGAAGTCTTTAAAGTTTTATTTAATGGGGCTTTTTGATACGGATGGAACATGTTATAAAACAGGGGGCATTAGTTATTGCTCAACTTCTGAAGAATTAGTAAAGCAAATTCATTTAAGTCTATTATCGTTTGGAATTATTTCAAGATTTTATAAAAGAAAAACACTATCTAATTTTGGAAAAGCTTGGTATATAGATATATCTGGAGAAAATGTAGATATATTTAATAAAAAAATTGGTTTTCGTTTAAGCAGAAAACAATCAAGAGCAAATATAGAAAAAAAACGTAACACTAATATTGATGTTATTCCCGGTGCAAAAGAATTTTTCCAACGAGAAATTAAAGCAGGACAAAGATTACCCAAAGCTCTTTCTGACGAATGGCGTAATAATATCAGGCGCACAAAAAATCAAAAACATTTGTCTTACAGTACTTTAGCTAATTATTTAGAATTTGCTAAAAAAGCTGGATTTGATGAAAAAAAATATGAAAATCTACTTGAAATTCAAAAAGAAAATTTCTTTTTTGATGAAGTTGTGGAGATAGAGGATTTTGATCATGATTGCTTAGACTTTAATGTTCCAAACGGTGAAATGTATTGGTCTAATGGATTTATAAACCATAATAGCACATTAGTTGGATTATGGGCTGTATTGGATTGCATTTTTAATCCCGGAACTCATACTCTTATTGTAAGTCAAAATTTTCGTTCTAGTCGTCGAATACTTGAAAATTTAGAGAAATTATCTAATTCTCCAGAAGGTGTTCTTTTCAAACAATGTCTTGAAGGTGATCTTTCTCGTAGAAATGATATATTTAAATATACCTTTATTAATGGTTCGACAATTACAGCTGTTCCATTATCTGGTGGCGAAGGGTTAAGAGGTTTACGCTGCTCAAGACTAATCATTGACGAAGCTTTATTATTAAGTCTTGGTATCATAGAAACCATTCTTAAACCATTCTTAGTAAGTGGTGGTAACATCAAAGAAAAGCTTCAACTACGTGAATTAGAAGATAAATTGATTTCGCGTGGATTCATGAGAGAAGAGGATAGGGAAATTTTCGCCTCTACTTCTAAAATGATTTTGTTAAGTTCAGCTTCTTATCAATGGGAGGATTTATTTAAGGTTTATAAACAATATCTTAAAAATATTGAAACTTTCGAGGAAAAAGACCTTAAAGTTGCAACATATAGCGTTACTCAAGTTAGTTACAAAGCTATTCCAAAAGATTTGTTAGATCCAGGTATAATTAAAGATGTGGAAAGTGGAGATATTTCACAAAATGTTGTTGATAGAGAATATGGTGCAATATTCGTATCTGACAGTTCTGGATATTTTAAAGCATCTAAAATGGCTGAATGCACAGTTCCAGACGGTCAGAGACCTTGTATTGAGATTGTTGGTGAAAAAGGTACTGAATATGTTTTAGGTATAGATATTTCTTTATCAAGCGGAGAGGCTTCTGATGATTTTGCAATGTCTGTTCTAAAAATTGTAGATAAAGGTGATAGAAAAATAGGTATGTTAGTTCACTCGTATGCTGTAGCTGGGGGAGCACATAAAGACCACGTTGCTTACTTGCATTATATATTAACAAATTTTAATATTGTCTATATTGGTGTTGATGCCAGCCAAGGCGATAATGAATTTACGGCACAAGCTAATGAAACTAAATTATTTAAAGATTCTGGTATAGAACTTAGGGATATTGATGCTGAATTCAATAAGAACGATCAAACTGATATATCTAAACAAGTAGCCAAGAGTTATAATTTACAAGCTAGAAGAATCGTTCATAAACAAGGCTTTTCAAGTTCTTGGCAAAGAATGGCGGCTGAGTATTTGCAAGCATGTATAGATTACAAAAACATATTATTCGCAGGAAAAGCTGGTGCCGTTGATGGATTAGCGGATGAAATGTCTAAATTTAAACCAAACATATTAGACACTCATCCATATTTTAAAGATTCTAATGGAAATTCAGAGAGTGTATATTCTTTTATTGAGCATCAAGATTTCTTAATAGATTTAACTAAAAAAGAATGTGCATTAATAGAAGTGACTTCTACTCCAAGTGGCAGTCAATCATTTGATCTTCCGTCATCAATGAAAAGAAGCACTTCTAAAACTAGAGCGAAAAAAGATAATTTCTCATCTTTAATGTTAGCTAATTGGTGTTTGCGTATTTATTTAGAATCTCAAACATTACCAAAAGAAGATACTTCTCAGACTTTTACTTTTTTCTTTGCTAGGTAAAGTGAGAAAGTTAGAAATTTTTTAACTTTTAAGTGTATTACCTATGAATGAAACGCGTTTATAGAAAAAAGAATTCTGACTATTGGAATAATTTGACTAAAAAACAAAACTCCAATTCATCTAATGAATTTCCAGTTGCTTTAGCATCTTTTGATGATCAACCACACTATTCTGCAATAGCAGTTTGTGGCACAGATGGCTCTGGTTCAAGAAATTCATTTTCTGCTTCTATTTCTCCACTAGATCGTTATAAAAATATTAACGCTGGTATTCTTCCTTGGGAAAATAGAAATGGTTTAATTGGTATGCGCTCAATTATTGAAACTTGTCAACGTGCATATTCTAATGTTTCTATAGTTAGAAATGCGACGGAGGCAAGTGTAGAATTTTCTTGTAGTCAGCTACATATAAAAACATCTAATAAAACTGTTAAAGATTTTTTTACAGAATGGTTTAATAAAGTTGGTATTTATTTTTTTACGCAACAGTTTATGCGTGAATATTATCGTTCTGGAAATGTTTTTATTTATAAATTTAATGGAAAAATGTCTCAAGACCAATATGGTAAAATGCAAAGTGTTTTTGGCGCAAAAGAAAATAATTTACCAATTAAATATACAATATTAAATCCAGCTCAAGTTTATTTGAATGGTGGATTGGGACATGATCAAAATTGGGTGAAAGTTCTTTCTACATTTGAGATAGAAAGATTAAAAAAATCTGAAACTAAAGAAGATCAACAAGTCTTTAATAGTCTTCCAGCTGATGTAAAAAAATCAATAAAAGCTGGTGCTGGTTATAATGAAATTTTAATTCCATTAGATCCAAAGAATTTAAGTTACGTTTTTTATAAAAAACAAGACTACGAACCAATGGCAATTCCGATGATTTTCCCAGTATTAAATGATATTGAGTGGAAACTAGAATTAAAAAAGATGGACATGAGTCTTTCTAGAACCATAGAGCAAGTAATCTTAATGATTACTACTGGTGAAAAGAAAGATCAGTATGGTGGCGGAATAAATCCACAAAATTTATCTAATCTACAGAACATGTTCAAAAATCAAACTTTAGGGCGTGTTCTTGTTGCTGATTATACAACTAAAGGCGAATGGCTTATTCCTGACATTGGTTCTATCCTTGGTCCAGAAAAATATATTCAAGTAGAAAAAGATATTAGAGAAGGATTGCAATCAATTTTAACTGGCGATGGAGAAAAATTTGCGAACGCTCAAATAAAAACAAAAGTTTTTATAGAAAGAATGAAAGAAGCGCAAAAAATATTTTTAACTCAATTTCTAATTCCAGAAATTCAACGTATTTGTCAGGCGATGAATTTTAAAAATGTTCCTGATATAGAATTTGAAGAAATAAGATTAGAAGATCCAAATGTAGCGGCAAGAACTTATTTGAGACTTGCTGAATTAGGGATATTAAGCCCAGAAGAATTATTTACTGCGATGGAAAGCGGAATTTTACCAGATATAGAAAGTAATTTAGTCAGACAAGAACTTTATAAAAAACAAAGAGATGATGGTTTATATTTACCAATGCTTGGGGGTTCTAAACCACAAGATGGTGGCAATGGCAGACCAACCGGAATCAATACTAAGCAATCTTCAAAAAAGATTTCTCCTATCGGCACAAAAGCAAACGAAGAGAAATATTCAATGACAAAAGTTGCTTCGTTATCTTTAATGGCGGATAAGCTAAAAAATAATGTTATCAATGAATTAAAGAAAGAATTTAAAGTCAAAGGTAATCTTAATGAAGCTCAAATTAGCGTTGCTGATACCTTAACCAAGCAAATTATGGTTCACGAAGATTATGAAAAATGGAACGATGCAAATATAAAAGATTATATAAATAATTCTAGACCAGTAAACCAAGCTGTTGCAAAAGTTGTTGATGAAATTGCTATTAAATATGAACTAACAGAATTTGACGCAATCATTCTTTCCAAAAGCGCAATTAACTAAATTATATTTTTCATATGACCTTTAATCCTTCCGCATCAAATCAAAAAATCATAGACGGAGTCGTTGTTCTATCCGAATTCGACCCTGATTCTTTAGGAAATCCTCCTGCTGATAAAACATTTTTATACGCAGAAGATGATGGAAACGGTGACACCGTTCTTAAAACAAAAAACTCATCTGGAACAGAAAAAGCTCTTTTGACGGAGCTATCTGCTCCATATGGAATACAACCTCAACTAAAAGGTTTTTTATCTACACAAGGTGTGATTTTAGGCTCTACAAGAATTGATGCTGGTGTTCCAATATGTTTTAATTTAAGAACTTCATCAAATTTTATGGATTATTACGTATCTTCTGATGTTATTAATTTAGATATTGAGACATCAACAAATAGTTATCTTGAAATAAACGATTTTGATAATTTAACAGATTTAAATCTTTATAATCCACATAATAATCATAGCATAGATTTTTATATTAGTAATTGCAAAAAATTAATAAATATATCTATTAATACTCCAAGTTGCAATCTTAACTCTTTTATTTTAGAACCTAGCGGTGGTTTTCCATTACTTAACAGTGTTTATTTCGATACTAATTTTTCTAGCGAAATAAATAAAGATAATATTTACATAACGCTTGCTAATTGCATATCAACAAGAAATGGCACTATAGATACTTCTCAATCTACTGGATCTGTAACTACTGGAAGCGCAGCAGCTAGAGCTACTCTAGTAGCAAAAAACTGGACACTTGTATTATAAAATGAATAAATATATCATAATTCCATCTAAAGAAAAAAATGCTACTCATAAAAATTTAAATAATGAATTTTTTAAAGTAATAGACGTTATAAACAAAGTGGTCGAAGGTGAAAATGTAATTTTTTATGATTCACTAGATAATTTAATTTTATTAGATAAAAAATCATCGAAAGTAGTGACAAAAGAGTTATCTAAATTATTTATTAGACGTAAATTACGTGAATTCGGAAAAGAAGAACAATTTGATGCTTTATTAGACTCTATTCCACAAGCTAGAAAAGATTGGGATGATGCAATTTCTATAAGAAGTGACGATCCTCTTTTTTCTTCTCAATCAGTTATTTTTAAAAATTATTTAAATTTAACTAATGAACAATTTTCTTTACTTCTTCAGCAATATAAAGATTAAAACATTTAGAAAAATAGTGTAATAAATTTATTATGTATCATTTTAATGGAAAAGATTATGCTTATCGCACTTTTTTAGAAACACATGCTAAAAGTATTCCGGCACAACCAAAAGAAAAACAAAAATTAGCAATAGCATCTCTTAATTCATTAGTAAATATATTTAATCAAGAAATAAAAGATAAAATTATTGAAAATCCTGATTTACTTGTGTTTGCAAGTAATTTAATTTTAGCTAATTATGCTAATAAAAATGATGATTGTGTTCTTTTTGAAGATTTAATACAAATTGCTGAAAAGTTTGAATATAAACAAGTAAATTCAGAACATAATAGAGATTTGGTTCGTGGAGTAATTGATGAAGTTGGTTGGTCTGTTTATCCAAGTAATGAAATTATTGAAGAAGAAGAAATACAAAATCAATCTAATCCAGTTCAATTAGTTATTGGAGGATATTTATGGCGCGTAGTTGATCCTGATTTATGTAATCTTATAGAAGAAGCTTCAAATGAAAAAAGTGATAATTACCTAGCAGTATCTACATCTTTTGAATTACTTTTTAATGATTATTGGATTTGTATTAGTCCAGATAAAAATGCATTAAATCCAAATGCACGTTTTATTACTAAAGAAAATCCTGAATGGAGTAATTTTGATAGTAAACTAAAAACTAATGGTGGTTCTGGACAAGATGGTGGAATGCTTATTTTTCGTGTTCTAAAAGATGAAATACTTCCAGTCGGTGCCGGGATTGTAAAAAATCCTGCCTCTGGAATAAAAGGAATCGCAGTTGTAAATGAAAATTCAGTAATTGATGTAGAAGATACCGAAGAAATGGATAATATGGATTGTCCATGTGATTCACAAGCTAATCAATTAAAACAAGAGCTTAAAGGTTATTTGTCAAAACAAGCAGAAACACAAATGGGTGTTCATATTTGCGATTTAGAAATGGAAGATGGTTCTATTTTAAATAACGTGCCAATTTATAACTGCTCTTATTGTAAAGATGTTCCAGCAAAAATGATTCGTGCTATATTAAAAGTTAAAAATTTTATAAAAGAAACCAATTCAAGTGTAACGGAAAATAAACTTAAATTAAAAATTCCTATGGTCATTAAATCATTACAAGAACTAGAGTCCCACTATTCGGACTTTACTAAATTAGAAGCTAAAACTGCTGTTGCCTCAATTCAAGGCTTCATGGAAGAAAAAGTTAAAGAACTTTCAGAAAAACATGCTGCTGAACTAAAAGAAAAAGAAGAAGCTGCTGCTGCTACTGAAAAACTTAAAGCTGAACTTGAATCAAGAGCTGCTAATCTTGGAAAAGCCGTTGAAGAGCTTCAAACTAAACTAGCCGAGATTGAGCAAAAACAAGCTTCTGCTGCTGCTGAACAAAAATTCAATGAACGTATGGCTTCTTTAGATGAAACTTTTGATCTAGAAGATGAAGATCGCGCTCTTCTTGTTGATGAAGTAAAAGAAATCCAATCGGATGAATCTTTCGCATCTTGGATGGAAAAGAAAAAGAAATTAATGAAAGAAAAAACTAAAACATATAAAGCTGAAAAAGCTAAATATATGAAAGATAAAATGGCTAAAGCTGGAATTACTGTAGAACTTGATGAAAAAACATTAGATCTAAAAGAAGTTATTGCATCAGTAACAGCAAATTCTTCCAATATTCAAGTTCCAAATACTCCCATTATAACAGAAGATCTACGTGAGAAAACATTAAAAGCTTTCTCAGAAGGAATTTCTGTAGCTGGTATAAAAAAATAAAAAAAAACTTAATATTACTATAAAATAATAAAAAATAGTGTATCAACTTTCAAACCAATAACTGGATATAAAATAATATGTCACAACTAAATAATACTTACGTAGACATCCTTCCCTTCAAGCAAGAAAATCCTTGGGGTGTTGTTAACTTCTACTCTTTAAACACCACTGGTGTCGGTGGTCGATTCGTCTCCATTGTAACTGGTAATCAAGATCCTGCACTTTCTGCTGGTGATTTTGCTTCTATCGGTCCTGGCGCTTCCTTTGATGGAACCGTTAGCTTACGCTATGAGCAACCTCGTAAAGTTCGTTATGCTGCTGCTGGCGATAACAAATATGCTGTTCTTGGTCTAGCTCTAAATGGAACTGTTGAGTTCGACGAGCAAGGCAGAAAAGTAGTTCTACTCGACCCAGCCGTAAAATCAGAAAAACAAATCGTAGCTTCTGGTGAAACTATTCCAGTTGCAACTGATGGTATTTATACTCTAAAACAAGCTGCTTATGTTGGAACACCAGTTCCCGGTTCTATTGGTATCATTACTGGTTCTGTTGGTCAAATCGCCTTTATTCCAGCCGCTAATGCTGCTTCCTATATTGGCTCTGGTCTAGATGTCTGCAAAGTGCTTTCTACCTCTGGTTCTGCCTTCGGTGGATATGTCCAAATAAAATTCACTTTATAATCAATAATAAGAAAAATAATTTATTAAAATGAAAGAACAATACGGAAAAATTTCTATCAAAGCCGGTTCTGACGCTGCTAAACTCATCGCTCAACTCGGTTCACGTAATAAAACTGAATCTATCGCTGCACAAGAAGCGTTCGCCGCTTTTATGGGGCCAGTAATTCAGCAAGTTATCGAACAGGCTCCTATCATTGGTAATCTTTATGCTGCTGATACCTATGCAGAAGGTAGTGCTCCATCTATTCCACTTGATGTTTATTATGATGTAAAAGATCGTAACTTTATCAATGTTTGGACTCAATCAATCGCTGGTGGTCTTGCTACTTCTGAAGTTCGTGGTCTTGATGAGCTATTCTTAACTACTTACTCTCTTGATACTGCTGTATCAATGAAGAAAAAATATGCTCGCGAAGCTCGCGTTAATGTAGTAGCTGCTACTATGAATCGTGTTGCTCAAGAAGTTCTTGTTAAACAAGAAATCAATGCAGCCAACATTCTTCTAAAAGCTATTGCTGATGCTCAGTATGACACTGATGATGATGGAGTTATTGATACTCGTCAGGTTCTCCGTGCTGCTACTGCTGGTTCATTCGGTATGGATGATATCAATCGTCTCTTTACCCTAGCTGCCCGCACTAAACCTTCTTGGTTCGGTGGCACTCCTGTTGGTGGTTCACAGGGAATCACTCACCTTATACTCTCCCCAGAAATGGTTGAAAGTATTCGCGCTATTGCCTATAACCCTGTTAATACCAAAGCTGTTCCAAATACTGATGAATCTACCGTTCTTCCTGCTACCGATGCCGTTCGTAACGGTGTTTGGAATCTCGCTGGAACCCCAAGCTTCTTCGGCGTTGAATTAGTTGTCGCCTATGAAATGGGTAAAAATCGTAGATACAATAAAGTGTTTGCTAAATATGCTGGCTCCACTAGCTATGCTGGTTCCGCCTTCACTCAAGCTAGTGAACAGATTATTGTAGGTCTTAACCTTGCTGGAACTAATCCTCTCGTTAAACTTAGCGAAGCTGGTGCGGAAGGTCAAACCTTTAACCTATCACCAGACGATCAGTTCCTAAATCGTCAAGATACTATTGGTTTCTATGGTTCAACTCGCGAAGGTCGCGCTGTTCTTGATAGCCGTGGCTTAGTTGGTTTAATCACCTAATCTATTAAATAATTAAAGATAAATTATCTCCACTCAAAAGGTGGAGATTTTTTATTTTTTATTTTTATTAAAATTAAAATATAATATCTATAATTTTTAGTGTAATTCCAATACTAACTCTAATTATAAAGGAAAAAGGAAATATGGCAAATACAAAAAAAATTCCGTCTAAAGTTGCAACAGGAAATATGAAGATACAAGGTCCAGAGGATTCTATATATTCATTAGTAGGATATAATCAATTTCCATACAAACAAAATACTCAATCAGAATATGAGTCTTTTATTAGAGAAATGAATATGGCTGATCTTCAGCGTCATGCTGTTCAACACGGCATAATTCCAAATGCTGTTTCAAGAGCTGTTTTAACAGATAGATTAATTACTAAATTTTTAAAAACAAAATTTGCTTTTGTTGAAATAAAAGATTCAAATCCAGTAACAGCAAAACTAAAAAAACAAGACGAAGAAGATATTAGTAATTTATTAGCTCGCGGACGTTAATTTAACTACTTTTTGTGTATCATTCAAAATGAGCTGCAATTATATTTCAGGATTAGCGAATGATATTTACGAAGAAATTGGATCGCCATCTTCTACGAGTATTTCTTTTATTAGTGGAAAACTAGTAAGTAATTCATTTTTAGGTCAACTTGGCGGATTAACATATAAATGTTATGTTAATGAGAGTGGATGTATAGAACCAGCTCTTGATGCTGGAGAACAAGCAATCTCATTTTTATTATATATTGGAGATTATTATAAAAAACAAGTTTCAAACTATCTTGGTGCTGCTGGTGTAAAAAGAGTTTTAAGCGTAAGAGAAGGCGATAGTTCAATATCTCTTTCTAATAGCGCAACAGAAGCTAAATTAATAAAAGATTTAGCTAAAGATTATACAACACAGGCTAAAGAAGCTGCTGATTTATATAATCGTGGTTTATCTGTTGCAAGACAAGTTCAATTTTATACAATAGATCAATACACTTCTGCTAATAATTCTCAAAACCAATATGGTCCTCAGATTGGAAGGCAATAAATTGTGTATAATTTTTACAATGTAGCTTTATTTGTTTCCTCTGGAGATTGTTTTTCTACTCAAACTGGATTTAAAGATATAGAACAACTCTCAAGAATTCAATCTTGCGATTTTTCTATAGATATGAATAGAGATCTAGTTCAATATACAGATTTATCATTTAATGATATAAGAAATAAACCACCAATAGTAAATTTTAATTATAATTATTTAGTTACAAATGGTGATAATGAAAAAAAGATTGGTTTTTTATTAAAAGGAACTGGTGATTCTATATTCAAAAATCTTAATATAGAAAAAAATGTTTATTTTGTAGCATCTGAAAATAATAAAGAAGTAAATTACTCAAATTTTGATAATTGTAATATCTTTGGGCTTGGAAATTGTCTTATTAATGAATACTTAGTATCTGCTGAAGTTGGACGTTTTGTAGTCTCCAATATAAATGGTCAAGCATTAAATGTTAATTCTTATACAGGACTTCCAATAAATTTAAATAGTCCAGCATTAAATCAAGATGGAGAATTTTATAATAATAAATTCTCTATATACTCTGGAAATTCTTTTTTTAAAGATAATGGAGATTTCTCAGAGCAAATTTCCGCACTTACTCATGGAGATGTAATGATGGAACTTCCAATTGATTTTGGTTTTGCTACAGATATGTCTGGATCTAATTCATGTCTTATTCAAAATTTTACATTAAGAATTAATTTTCAACGTGATGAAAATTATATTATTGGAAAATATTCTCCTAATAGACAGATGAAAATGCCTATTGCAGTAGAACTTTCTGCCGATGTTATTTTAACAAAATTACAAGCTGATTCATTAAAAAGAGATTGTTCTGATAAAGCAAAAGATATAAAAATAATTATAAAAAAACCATGCACTGATTTATTAGCTATAGAATACTTCATAAAAGGATTGAAACTAACTACAAGTTCATTTTCATCTAGTATTTCAAATAGATTATTAGGATCTTTTACATGGAAGGGTTATATAAGTGATTTTAACTCTAAAGAAAATAATTTATATATAACGGAAGCATTTAATGGTAATTCTCCTTATTCATATGTTCTTGATTATTGTCAATCTGTAACTGGATTAAATGAATTTGGAGAACAGTTTATTTCAGAAGAGTGTTTTTACAAGAGGATTCAACTTTGATTACTTATATTCCAACAGGTAAAGAATATTTGCCCTATGAATATTGGGGCAAATTTGAGAATGCGTATGGTTATGATTTCGTTTCGTTTGGACCAAATCAAACTGGAGTGCCACTGCCTAGTGGTCAATTTTTTACTGGATTTTGGGGTGGATATTTTCAAAATAACGAAATTAAAATAAGGAAACTTCAAAATAATGAATTTCCAACTAAAAATTTTACTGGAACAAAATTAAATTGGTTTGGAAATGCACTAATTTCTTCTGATAAAAATAGATTTAGAAATTTTTCAATGTGTTTTGATAATTCTGGAAATCCAGTTATTGCATTTCAAGATAATGGAGATACTAATGTTGGCTTTGTTGGAAAGCCAGAAATTAAAGTTTTTTCTTTAATTAGTGGATTAGTATATCAAACTGGATGGAAAGGTGAATGTCCTACTTTAGTAAATTCAGTAAATTTAAATAATTATAATTATGTAACTGGGAGAAATCTTGATTTTGCAACTGGACAATTTACATGCTTTTATAAAAAAAATAATACTTTAACGAAAAGATATGGATCTCAAAAATGGAGTAATGAAATAGTTGTTAGTGGAGAATCTTTTGATAATCTAGATTTTATTACTAAATCTAGTTTTTGGTTATCTAATCAACAATCTCAACAAAGACCTCCAGCTCAATTGTTAATGCTTTCTTCATCTAGTGATGGGCAAACAATAAAAGTTACTTCTACAAAAAAATATTTTAACTTCTTTTCAGAAGACTTTAACATATATAATACTGGAAATAAAATATCTTTTGATAGCGGTATTGGAAAAACAAAAGATATTTATTACTTAAAACAAGTTCCTGGATATACAAAAAATAATACTTTTTATTTTAATGATAGTATAAATTTATATCAGACAGGATTACTAACTGGTCAATCATCTTTTAGTTCTGGTTATATTTCTGGAAATTCAATTGGTTTTTTTTCTATAAAAAATTATTTTAATAATGGAACAAATGTTTCTGGTTATGATATTTTTTCAGGTAGCACTATTGGTTATGTAATTAAAGTGTATTCAACAGGAGAAGGTTTTAGCACTGGTGACTTTAGTTTCTTAGATTTTAATTATATAGATTTTTATTAATATGGCAACAATTTTTGAAAGAGTTCCGACAAGTGGAGAAAAATGTTTGGTTTTAGACTCAAAAGAATTTCTTTTATATCCATTTGATCTTGGAAATTGGGAAAGAATAAGAATTGGAGTTGCGCTTTCTTTAACCAATTCATCACAATTAAATGGAGGATTAGAAAAAGAATCAATTAAAGATCTACAGAGATATGATTATACAAAAAGTTTTCATTTTGGAATAAAAACAAATAATGAATTTTATCCTGATCCAAATAAATGTTCGTATATAGGAGTTGGAAGTGAAAATTTAGCTTTTCCATACTATTCTCAAAATGATTTTAGATTAGATATAAATAATGATTCTCAAACATGCGATATTTATTATACAGTTCCGGTTATAATGCCCAGTGGAAATTTTAATGATCAAGTTCCATATAGCAATTATAAAATAATACGACTTCCTTTTACTTTTAATCAAAGCGGACTAAATTCTTATTTCTGTAATATGTTTTGTTTGGAAATTAAAATAAAAAATAAGGGAACATCAAATCAGTCTTATTCTATTATTATGGAGTCTAACATAAATGATTATGAATCTCAGATAAATGGTGCTCCTGCTTATGCCATAAATTTTCCATCTTTAAGCCAAATGAGAAAAATTTTGGCTAATATTGTATTTAATTCATCTCCAGATACTGGTTATTTTACATCGACATTTAATAACAGTGGAACTCCATCACCAATACCAGATGCCTTTTTTATATCAAATCCATTTTTATCTAATAGATTGAGAATTCATGGTATTTTAATAGAAAAGTATGAATAATTAAAATAACTTATTAATATGGCAATAATTTTTGAAAAAGTTCCAGCAAGTGGACAAAGGTGTTTAATTTTAGAATCTGGGGAATCTTTAGTTTACCCTTTTAATATTTCTGATTGGGAAGAGATAAGAGTAGCTGTAGCATTATCTTTAACTAATTCATATCAGTTAAATGGAGCAATACAAAATGAGACTATTAGTGATATAAATAGATATGATTATATTAAAAATTTATATATTGGAATAAAATCAAATAATGAATTTTATCCAAACTCACAAAAATGTTCTTATATTGGAATTGGAAGTTACTCAGAAATGGGTCCATACTACAGTAGTTATGGATACAATATTAATATACAAGTTAATACTGGTGCATATGTAAATATTACAAATACATTTCCAATTATTATGCCAAGTGGAAGTGCAAATGTTCCATCCTCAACATATAATCAAGATATTCTTTTACCAGATGAATTTTATCAAAGTGGATCAGGTTTATATTTTTGTAATCTTTTTTTCTTAAAAATAAAAATAAAAGATAAAGGTAGGCCAAATCAAAGTTATTATTTTGCTATAGAAAATCATGACAGAGATATTGCAAATGATTATAGTCTTCCTGTATATTCAACTCAATTTCCATCTTTAGAGCAAATGAGAAAATTTTTATCAAATGCGGATTTTCCTTCTTTTGATACTGGTTATTTTACATCTAATTTAACAAGTAGTGGAATCCCATCGCCAATACCAGATGCTTTTTATATATCAAATCCTTTTATTTCAAATAGAATAAGGATTCATGGAATTTTAATAGAAAAATACGCTTAATTATATGTCCTCATTATTTACAGATCAAGAAAAAACTAATTTAGCATCACTTATAAGTGATATAGCAGATACTTGGGACAGAGATATTATAGTTTATAAATCTCCATCTGAAGTAGTTGCATTTTCAAATGAAGAATCTTTTAATAGATTTTCTAAAAATAATTTTAATTTATTAACAAATCCACAGAATAATTTTTTAAGATATGTGATAAAAGGAAGAATTTTATATGATCCAAAATTAAAAGATGCATTTTTAACTCCATATTCTAGTGCAGGAACAGATGATTCGCAATTAAAGTTAAAAAATGTAGATGGTATTGTTAGAGTTAAAATAAGAAAAGAATTTTATGAAATTTTTAGTGATGCAAAACAGTTTGATCTAGATGGATTTAGATTTAATATAGAAGGACTTGGAAGACCACATGGATTATTTGACGTTGATTATTATACATTTTATCTAAGAATACTAAAATGAACGAAAAGCAAATATTAAAAGAAATAAGTTCTCAAGCTGGACGTATTTTAGTAAGGGAGGCAACCGCTAAAGTAAGGGAAACTATTTTTGAGCCAGCAATAGAACTAATGCAAGAAGATTTTGAAAGTCATCCTATTACCCAAGAAATAAAAGATGGAGTATCGGCAGAAAATATTAGTAATACAATAGCTGGAGTAAATGGAGAAACAGCAAACTTATTTTCTTTTATTGGATTTGAAGAAGGCAGCGATCCAATTGAACCAATTTATGATTTTTTAAGAGAAGGAAATCCAAATGGCCCAAAAATGAAATATATTAGAGGATCGCAAATTGATAATTTAGTATTTGATTTTACATTTCAGCCGCCTGACATACAAGCTATTTATGATGCAACTCCAATGCCTTGGGCTGGAGGAATATCTTGGGCGGATAGAATAGAAAAAGGAATTCCGGGCATAGGAAGTTTTTTATCAAAACTTGGAATTAAGAGTAGATCTGGTGGTGGTATTCAAACTAAAAGTCCATTAAGAAGAGGAGCGAGGTTTCAAAATACTTCTTATTTAAGTGGGATTTTTTCAAGATTTTTAAGTAATATAAAAAAATCAAATAGTGTATGAAAAATCAATTTTTATCAGATGTAAAAGCATCATTTTTCTTTTGGGCTGAAAATTCATTATTAAATGAAGCATCTGCCTATATAAATTATTCATCTAAATTATTTTATAATAAAGATTCGACATTTTATGGATATCAATCATACTCTTCCCCATTCAAGCAATGGGTTTATGATAAAAGTGTTTCTGGAGCGAATATTTGTTCGGGCGTATATTCATCAAATATTTTTTTAAATAAGCAGAGTGGTATAAAAATAGATTATGATAATGGTCGAATATTAGTCCCATCTGGATATGGAACTGGACTTAATTTATCTGGAAGTTATTCTTTTAAAGAATATAATTTTTATTTATCTAACGAAACGGAAGAAGCTCTTTTAACTACATCAAAATTCTATCTAAACTCAAGATTTAATCAACAGCCAACAGGTGCAATAGATCCATATTCATTTGTTACTCCAGCAATTTTTATAAATTCAGTATCAAATGAAAATATTCCATATGCTCTTGGTGGACAAAAACAAACAAAAATTTCATTATCTATGATTGTTTTCGGTGAAACAATGGATGGTATTGATGAAGTTATATCTTTTTATGTTGATAAAAAAAATAAATGGATTCCATTTATAAGTAAAAATCTTGATCCAGTAAATCCATTCGGAGATATTAAAACTGGAATGTATCCAAGTGGATATAGTTATAAAGAAATGACTGCGACTGCACAAAATAATAAAGATTTCTTATATATCGAATCAGTAAGAGGATCAAAACTAAGTGATTCATTTGATACAAATGAGGATAATTTCGTTGGAATTATAGATTTTCAGCTTTCTAAAGAAAGATTTGTATAAAAAAAGTGTTATATAATAAATAAAGAAAGAATAAAATATGCCATATTATCAATCAGCACAAGTAAAAATGTCTTCAGGCGAAGCTGGGACTACTTTTCAAACAATAGAACGTGTTCAAAGCGCAACTGTTGGATATCAAATTCCAAGAGTTGATGTTAGTCAACTTGGAAGATTTGCTCAATTAAAAGAAAGACCAGTTGTAAATTATACACCAGTATCTTTTTCTATAGAAGCAATAAAAAGCTCTAAAGAAATAGAATTAAATTTTGGTTTAATAAATTCAACTGGAGTTGGTATATTAGTTGGAAATGGAAATGGAAATACAATATCTGGATATTCAGCCAGAAATTTAGAGTTTATTAATTCTCAGTCTAATTCTGCAAATTATGATAATAAATTTACTGTTTTAAGTGGTTGTATTAATTCTTATTCAGTGAGTGCTAATGTTGGTGATTTTGCAAAAGTTTCTATAAATGGTGAAGGTTTAGATTTAAAAGTAGAAAGCTTTAGTAATGCAAAAGAAAATACTTTAGTATCAAGTAGCTTAGTTCGTAGTCAAGATATATCTATTTCTGGAATTCAATTCAGTGGAGCTGGTCTAACTGGATTTACCCCACAAAGCTTTAATCTTGGAATTAATTTCTCAAGACAAGCTATTAATCAATTTGGTCAAAAATTTCCTTCAAGACAAGTTAACGGAGTATCTGCTTCACTTTCTATGAATGGATTTTTAGAAGGTGTTAATCCAGTTGGTGGACTTTCTGGATTTGATTGTGGAACTTCTCTTACTGGAAGTATTTTTCTTACTTTAGTTCCTTCATGTTCTGGTGCTGGTCCTGCAACCACTTATAAAATAACAAATCCATATATTGATTCATTTAATCTTGGTGCTTCGGTTGGTTCTTATACATCAGTTGAGATAGGTATGTCATTACCAATTAGTGTTCTTGCTTCAGAAGCAGCAGATGGTTCTAATATAATTATTAGCTAATATAAATCATATAAAAAAAAGTGTAAACAAACAAAACTAATAAACTTATAATATTATGGGAAGAAATCGCATCCTTTATCAATCTCAAGCCGTTTTTATTTCAAGCGGAACTGCAACTAGTTTTGCTTTTACTAGCGGAAACTCTGGACAGAATTTACTTTTACAAATTCCTCGCGCTCAATCATTTTCTCATGATTTCACGATCAATCGTCAAAATGTAAATCAATTAGGCCAACTATCAAGAATTGACCAAATTATTACAGAGGCTCCTACTGTAAATGCTTCACTTCAATATTATCCTCTAGATGGATATGCTGAATCAGCTTTAGGTCTATATTCAAAAGGTGGTATTTCTTGTTTAAGTGGTATTCTTGCTAAAACCACAGATCCAAAAAATCTATTTTGCGTAGTAACTTCAGAAGGTTCTGATGCTGTAGGTAATACAGATACTGGTTCTACTAATGGAGTTATTTCCCTTGGTAATGCCTCTGTATCAAACTTAACTTGGAACTTTGCTGTTGGTTCTATTCCTACTTGCGATGTTACATTTGAAGCTCTAAATGTTAAATATGATACTGGAACTCAGAACTTAAATTCACCTGCTGTAAATCTAAGCAATGGACGCCCAATTACTGGATATAATTTTAGTATTCCTGTAGCTCAAACTTACTCTGGAACAAATATAATTTCAGCAATTAAACCCGGTGATGTAACTCTAGAAATTGACAATACTGATGCTACTGCGCTTGGTATTTTCATGAGTGGTTCAAATGCTGTTCCTGTTCAAAGTGTTAATATTAGTCTTCCAATAGCAAGAGAAAATCTAAATCGTTTAGGAACTCTATTTAGCTATGCTAAAGTAGAAACTTATCCGATTACTCCTACTGTTCAGATTGAAGTTCTACAAACTGAATTAAAATCAAGCTCACTAAGTAATGTTCTTTGTAATGATAATTTTACAAACTTCTCGCTCGTATGTCGCGAACCAGACTGTCAAGGAACTGGTGCAGTAGCGATGAGATTCGATATTCGTCGTGCTAAATTAGAAAGTCAAAGTCAAAGTAATGCTGTTGGTCAAAATGCTGCAACTGTAAGTCTAAGCTATAGCTGCACAGTTGGTGGACCACAAGACCTTATAAATGGCATATTCGTTAGTGGTAAAAATGCTTTTTAATTAAAAGCAAAATAAATAAAAATAAAAAACCTCGGATAAAACCGAGGTTTTTTTGTGTATTTATATTTAGGAATAAGGAAGTATGCAACAAAATCAAGCAGAAAAAATATTTTTATTTTCTACAAAAAGAAATATTACAAACCTATTTAAAGAGTTTCTATTTGTTATAGAAAACTTAAAAGATCAGCATGATGATGCTATGGGTAAATTGATCGATGCTCTTCCTAATGATCAAAAAAGTAAAGTAATTCTAGCTAATCATTTTACAGAACAAGAAATGGATAGAATAAGAAAAAAAATATTAGGTTCTGGAAATGATTGTTATCGTTCAATAGAGGAACAATCTAAAAACTTTAAAATTGATTTTTTTTAAAAAAAAACATATAATAGGAAAAAGGCATGAAAAAATTACACGAATTCAAAATATCAATTGAAACCGAAGTTGAAAAAACCGAGGTAAAAAATGAAAACGAACAAGAAATTACTGTAAAAACAAAGGTTAAAGAACCAGTTTTTTATAATATTTTCTTAAAACAGCCAGCTAGGGGTGAAAATGATAAGTTTCGTTTGTTTTATGGCTCTCAAATTAAACGAGCTATTGATGCTGGATTAATTAGCAAATCTGTTTTAGTTAATAAACATATTGATGGTGCTGGTGCTCTTTTATCTCAAGAAACAGCAAAGAGAATTGCTTCTTTAACTATTGAAGCAGAAAAAATTAGGAATGAACTAATTGAACTTGGCTCTGTAGAGAATGAAAGTGACGAAAAGAAAAAAAAGCAATCTGATTCACTATCAATCTTGGTTGATATACAGAGAGAACTTCAAGCTATTGAAACATCAAATCAAGCTATTTTCCAAAATACTGCTGAGTCATATGCACAGGAGAGGGGAAATCTATGGTTAATATTTTATCAAACTTATATTGAAAAAGATGGTAAATATGAACAATTTTTCAAGGGCAATAGTTTTGAAGAAAAAGAAAATTATTATTTTGACTTAGAAGAAAAATCAGATCCAGTTTATATTGCAGCCAAAAGTAAATTAGCTTTATTCTGGGGACTATATTCAGCTGGTCGTATCTCTACTCCAGAAGAGTTTGAACAAGTCGAAAAAGAATTTTTGAGTGAGTAAAGAGTTAAGACAGGCGTTTATTGACGTTTGTAATGGCTATTCTTGTGCCGAATATAATGGGGTAACTCTTTATATTCGGCATTTGTCACATAAGGAGCATTTGCATCTAGATGAACTTTATGAAAAATTTATTAATGAAGCTTGCGCAAATGGAATATTAAAAGAAAAAGAAAAAATAGATTTTTTAATAAAAAATAATATTTGGTCTGAAAAAAAAGAAAGTGATATTATTTCTAAGAGAGATTATGTAAATAGATTAAAAGAATCTCAAAAATTAATAAAACTTCCATCTATATTAAAAAAACAGATAGAAGAAACAGAAAAACAAGAAAATGAATTAAAGTTATTAGAAAAAGAAAAAAATAACTTAATTGGAATTACTGCTGAAGGATATGCAGATAAAGTAGTTAATGATTACTATATAGTTAGATCATTTTTTAAGGATGAAAATTTTAAAAATCCATTATTTTCAAAAGAAGAATTTGATGAAATAGATGATATTTTTTTTAATGATTTATTAAATATATATAGTAAATTATTAGATAGTTGCTCTGATTTGAATTTAAAAAAATTAGCTATACAAGATTTTTTTACTGCTTATTATAATCTATCTGAAGATAATGCAAGTATTTTTTTTGGCAAACCAATAATAAATTTTACTTATAATCAGGTTAAATTATCTAATTACGCTAGATATTTTAAGGGCATTTTACAGGAAATTGATATTAAAAATCTTCCGGCTAATATATCAAAAGATCCAGAACAATTAGTAAATTATCTAAATTCATCTAAGAATGCAAAAGATTTAGTTAATAATAACGATCACTCAAATGTAGCTATTATTGGTGCTACAAAAGAAGATTTAAAGATAATAGATGGAGATGGGAAAAAAGGCTTATTAAATAAACCAATGTCAATGATGGAAATGTTTAAAATGCAAAATGAATAATAAATTAAAATCATTTCGTGTATCATTAAAATAAAGGTAAGACATGGCAACTTCATCGGTCACACTATCGGCAAGAATCGAAACTGCTCCAATTTTGAGGCAGATTAGAGAACTTGAAAAAACACAGAAATTAAATTTTCAATTCAATGAAAGAGCTTCACTTGCTCCATTGGGAAGAATTAGAACTGGTATTGATCAGATTGGAAGTTCATTAGATGCTGCGAATCAACGTGTTTTAACATTCGGAGCTTCAGCATTAGCTTTAGGTGGAACAGTTAGAATTTTTAATCAAATAGTATCTTCTACAATAAGTGTAGAAAAATCTCTTTTAGATATTAATTCAGTTCTGTCTTTATCTTCAAAACAATTATCTTCATTTAAGAAAGATCTTTTTGATGTTGCTAGAAATGCATCACAGCCTTTTGATGTAGCGGCAAAAGCTGCGCTTGAGTTCTCTCGTCAAGGTCTTGGTGCTGAAGAAACGCTAAAAAGAGTAAATTCAGCTCTCATTTTATCAAGATTATCTGGATTAGATGCAGCAAATTCTGTTGATTCTTTAACCAGTGCGATTAATGGTTTTTCTAAAGAAAGTCTAACAGCAAGTCAAGTAATTAATAAGTTAGTTGCAGTTGATACTAAGTTTGCTATATCTACAAAAGACTTAGCTGAAGCTATTTCTCGCGTAGGTTCTACTGCTCAGGACTCTGGTGTAACTTTTAACAAATTATTAGGTATTATAACTTCTGCACAGCAAATTACTGCTAGAGGTGGTGCTGTAATTGGTAATGCTTTTAAAACTATTTTTACTAGAATACAACGTCCAGAAGTATTAGATCAGCTTGAATCATTTGGTATTGCTGTAAGAGATTTAAGTGGTGAAGCTTTATCGGCTGATAAGATTTTAGCTAATTTAGGTGGAAGATTTGATTCATTAACAAAAAGTCAGCAGCAAGTTGTTGCAGAAATTTCTGCGGGTATTTATCAAGTCAATCAATTTAGGGCAATCGTTACTGATTTAGCTAAATCTTATAATGTTGTTGAACAAGCAACATATGCGGCTTCTAGTGCTACTGTAGAAGCGCAAAAAAGAAATGATGCTTTAAATAAATCTCTTGATAGTTTAATTCAAAATTTCAAAACAAGCTCCACAGAAATAGGTGATTCGATTGGTAAAATTACAATAGCTCCATTACTTCGAGAAATATTATCAGGAAATAAAGTTATAAATGTTTTTCTTGATTCATTGCGTGGAGCAGGGAAAGATCCTGAAATTCAAAACTTTGGAGAATCTATCGCTGGTGGATTTTTAAAAGGACTTGGTAATGTATTAAGTGGACCAGGTATAGTTGCTATTGGAGCTTTATTAAATACTGTTTTAAAAAGAACATTTTCAGTAGTAAAAGATGACGTAGTTGGATTATTTCCTGGTCGCGCAAAAGAACTTGATGCAATTCGTGGATTAAATACGTTATTAGCTTCTGCTTCATCCGAAGATAAAGTTCGTCTTTCTTTAGTTACTGGTATAGTAGAAAAAGAAAAAATTATTTTAGAAATTTTAGCAAAACAAAATGCATTACGTGCTGCGCAAAATGTTCAGAGAACAAATGAAATTTCTTCATTAGGAAAAGTTTCTCCAACGGCATTAAATCAATTAAGATCATTAGGTAAAACTGGTATTTTTGCTGGTGGTTACTCTCCTATTCAAGAAGAAATGTCCGCAATAAGAAAAGGTATTGGCGGAGCTTCATCATCTGCTAGACCAGTCGTAATGCCTAATTTTAATTTTGGTAACGGCAAAAGGGGAACAGCTGTTGTAAATACAGATGAATATGTAGTTCCAAATTATGCATTCGGTGGAACTGCTGTGTTTAATAGAAACATGGTTAAGCAAATGGGTCTTCCATCAGGCGCAAGAAAAATTAATGCGGCGGGTGGATTTATTCCTAATTTTGCACCAAAAATGACCACTCTTTACCGTGGTATGTCTTCAAAATACGGGATGGAAGATTCGTCAAAATTTAAATCAGCTGCGTATGCTGGAAGTTGGGAAGACATAGGAGGAATTCATAATTTTAATGATTTGATGCGTTATCTTGCTGCCTCAAGAAACAATACGAAACCAGGAATAGTTCCAACTACAACAAGTTTTAAACAAGGTTTAAGATTTGCAGGTTTTGAAAATATAGACAAAAGAAATTTTGGAAAATTTAGTAAATTAAATTTTGGAGATAAAATTGGTTCTGATGTAACAGGACTTAGTTCAGCTATTATGGTAGATCAGATAAGATCTGATAGAATTTATACTAGTCCACGGAAATTAGAAAAGCTATTTAATAGATTAGGTTCAGAAAAGTTTATGCAAGTAGCTTCTGGAGGTAAAATTGGAGTAAGTTCAGACTTGCTAGTAAGATACTTTAAGAATATAGGAGATACAGATATGTCAGATAATATAAAGACTTATTCTAATGAAAGAGAAGTTTCTTTATTTAATTCATTAAGTGATAAAGCAAATTTTTATAGTCCAAAAGGAAATATTTTTCCGCAAAACAAAAATTCCTCTGGTGGTATTTCTATAGCATCTGGATTTATTCCTAATTTCGCTAAAATATTTGCTTCTAAATCCAAAACAATCCCATCTACTAGAGAGCTAAGAACAGATACGGGATCTTATTTGAAATATGGTGGAGATAAAACAGATGGATATACAGTTGACTTTGTTCAAAGTGTTAAAAAGGGAGATGCTTATGCTTTATTTCAGGAATTACTTAAACGCTCTAAGCGTACGGGATTACCTATTAAGAGTTTTGGTTTAGTAGATCAAAGAACAACAGATTTTTCAGGAAGTAATTTTGATATACTTAAAAGAGTTTATCCACAAATTAGATATCGCGATGTTCCTAATGCGAAAAACTATGGGAGAGTATATGGAGCAGGATTCAAAGACCCATCATTTAAAGATTTTAGAGAATTAGAAGAAAAAGTAAATAAAGTTCCTAGAGATGCTTTTTTAAGTAATCTTTCTGGTTTAGGTTTTAATGAATTAACTACTTATGGACTTGCCAATGGTTACGTTCCTAATTTTGCGAAAAAGACACCTTTTGAATCTCAATTTGAAATGTTGAATATGATGGGATCTGGTTCCTATAAAAGCGTTTTCAATGTTGGGGCACCAAAAAGTGTGCAGGGAGATTTATTTCAAGATAAATTTAGTGACGCAGGTTTAGTAAGGGGTGTTGACCCAAGAGATTTAGTCTTATCCGTTTTACAAAGAAAAAATAAAGACTTTGATAAATTACAAGCATTAAACACATCAGGAATGTTTGCCCCACAAATATTTGATAGAGGTCAAGTTACTATTGGGGGTAGAAAGAAAGAAGCCGCATTAATCGAAAGATTACAAACCATTGATTATGCAAAAATAGAAAGAATGCTTCCACATAGAAATGCGGTTTCCGTTCAATCTAATTTATCAAAAGTTTTAGCTACTTACTTAAAACCACAGTTAAAGGGATATAGAAATTCAGGTTTTATTGGCCAATATGCTGGAGATTTAAGAATTGATAATTTAGGAGTTACGAAATCAGGAGATTTAGGTGCTGTTACCGATATTTTAGCTGAATTGGGCGAAACTACCGGAACACCTGGTCCATATGAATTAAGAAGAGCAGGATATGCTTTTGATGAAGGGTTAAGAGTTTTAGATGCTGGTTATTTACGTCCAAAAGGTATGGCTGGAGGTCATATTCCTAATTTCGCTAATATGCGCCTTCCTCGCGCTCAGTTAGCAGCTTTGCTTAAATCTAAAAAATTCCAAAGCATTGATTATACAAAGAAAAATGGAGAATCTGCAACTTATAACGCTACTCAATGGAGAGTGAATCGCGATCAACTTGTTGGAGCAGATGCACCAAAAGGATATGAAAATTGGACTGATTTTGATGAAAAAACAAATAGCCTCGTTCTAAATTCGCTTAAAGAAGGGGAAGGCGAGGCTAAAATGAGAAGATTTTTGCTAAGTAATATAAGTCGTGTTAGAGCGAATGGAAATACTTATGATGTATTTGCTAATGGTTATGTTCCTAATTTTGCAAATCCTATTCAGTCTGCTATTTCTCGCGAAGTAGCTGCTGGTGTAAGTTTAAAAGATATTTATATTGATAAGGATAATAGAGTCAAAAGCTCTTCTAACCCAATGGGTCTACTAGTTGCGAATCGCCGCGACGAGCCATTCGATGGTTCCCAAGGTGTTTCACGCGCATTAAAAGAAGGAGTTGATCCAAAAACTTATGGTGCAGCAAATGGTTTTATTCCTAATTTTGCTGAGTTTGATAAATTAACAGCTAAAGTTCCAGAATATCTTGTAGGTAAAAAAGTAAAAGATGTATTTGGTAATGTGACAAGTTTTGGAGAAACTGAGCAAATCGGTGGAGAGAGTTCTAAGATTCTAAGAAGTTTATTTAGAGCTTTAAGACAAGAAGGCACAAAATCAGTTGAATCATTTACTAAATTATCTAGCGAGATTATAGATTTTACAGCTTCATTTAAAATAACTGGTAACTCTCTTGAGGAAATAAATCAAAAGATTGGTTCTGCTGGGAAAATACTTGTAAAAAATCTTGCTGTTGCTGGTGCTACTAGAACAGCAGAACTTAAACAAGCAGACGAAGATCAAGCTAAATATTTAGCTGAACAAGCCGCTCAACAAGCTAGAAGTAAAATACTAGCCCAACAATTTGCTCAAGCTAAAAAAGAACTTCCACAAACTGCAATATCAGGTCCAAGCAGTATGGAGATTGCTAGAAATAAGCAAATTCAAAAAATACAATCTTTAACTCCGCAAGAAATTGCAAAACAAAAAGAGCAAATGTTTGCTGCTATAGAAACTTCTAATGCAGTAACAAAAGCACCAAATATTACAAATAAAGAAGTTCTAGAAGCTTTAGGGGATAAGGGAACTTTATTATCCACTCCCCGTGGGAAAGCATTATCTGATAAATTTGAAAACGATCCAGAATCAATTGCTGCTAGGGCGGCATTAATAGCGGGAAGAACCGCATATTCATCTCCAATTGGCCCAAAACAAGTTCCTATAATTTATAGAAATGGTGTTCCTGTTATTCCTCAAAATCCCTCTGCTCCTCAACAAACCGCAGCTAGTTTCCCATTAACTCCACAACAACAAGCTAATGTAAACGCTGTAAATGCTCAACAAGCGGCTCTTGCATCAAAACAAAATGCTGCTGTTCAGTTATTAGACCCTACTTTTAGAGAAATATTTCTAAAGAAGCAAGTTACTGGATTGTCTGATGCCCAATTAGCAAATATGACTGGTGGAGGAACAGGAAGTAGAGTTGGTGATATTAATCAGATAAGAGGTGGACTAACTGGACGTTCTTATGACTCAAGTACAGGTCTTGTTAATAATAATTTAAGTGGATTAGTTGTTGGTTTGGCAAAATCAGGAACTCTAGCTACTGATTTTAATCAAACTGTCAAAAATCTCATTTTAAAAGGCAAATCTTTAGAGAAAGCATATGAAATAGCCTCTAATGATTTAATTGATGCTGGCGGATCTAACTCTCAACTTCAAAGAGCGCAACTTAATTATGCCTACTCATTAGTTGATTTTGAAAAAGAAATAACAGCACAAAAAGCTTCACTTTCAAAACAAATTCAAAATCAACAATTATCCACAAGAGTTGATAAAGTTGGTCTATCTGGTCTTACAAAAAAAGAAGGAGCGAGTTATTTTGCATCTTTAAGAGAGGGTGTATCTCAAGAGTTATTTCCTGGCTTTGATCCACAAGTCTTAGCTAATGATAAAGAAGCTCAAAAACAAATCACTAGAGCTACTGCGGAAAAATATAAAAAATTAAGACAAGATGCAGATCAAGCAATAGCCGATAAGATTGGCGACGATTATTCTGTTGAACGTCAAAAAAATACTGGATTTTTTAGTTTTGGAAATGAAATTAAAAAAGCAGAGAAATACATAGCAAGTAATCCAAATCTTTCAAGAAAAGCCCAAGCTGCCATAAGATCTCGCGCTAAAGGATTACAATCTTTACGTGCTGATAGAATATCTAACATTGGATTTGGAGCTTCAGTAGCTCTTCCATTGCTTTCTGGATTCGTTCCAGAAGGAAGAGGTGGAACTGCTGGTGGAATTGCGGGCGGTGCTGCAACCGGAGCTTTAAGTTTTGCTGGAACTGGTGCGTTAATCGGATCGGCAGTACCCGGAATAGGGACTTTAGGTGGTCTTGCTATTGGTGCTGTGGTTGGTGGTGTAATCGGAACTATAGGGAAATTGAATGCAAGTTTTGAAGAATTTGCAAGACAAATTGAAGATAACAATGCCATTTTCGCAAGACAAATTGAAGCCGCAAATGGTTATGTTCAATTACAACAAAAAATAAATGATGCTATTGAATCTGGTGCAAGTGCTAATGATATTAAAAATCTTCAAAAAGAACAATTTAGATCTTTAAGAAATATAAGCGATCCAGCTACAAGAAAAGCATTGCTAGAAGGTGGATCTGATGTTAATAAAATCTTAACTGGTCTAAGACCATTATCTGAAAGTGCTTCAAAAACTGCCCTTGCTGGTAATGTAATTTCAAGTCTTGTTAGCGCAAGAGGTGATAGTTTTCTTTCTAAAAACTTTAATCCAGAAACAATTTCTAATGCTGCTGATGCATTAGCGGCAGCTACTGATTTATCAGTAAAAGAAGTAAAAGATGGATTCGATAAGTTTAGAAAAACATTTGAACAAGATCCACTTGGATCATTTAAAGAATTTGCTTCAGATTTAGGATTAACATCTTCTCAGATAAATCAAATAATTAATAAATTAAAGGATAGTCCAGATGAATTAAGTTTTATTTTTAAAACATATATTAAAAATGTTGATTTATTTAATAAAGAGTTAGAGGATTCAGGCAAAAAAATACAAACAATTTCTCAAATAAATTTAAGTAAGATAAAAAAAGATTTATCAAATCAATTAAGAAGAGAGTCTGTTTTATCATCAATATATTCATCTTCAGGTATTAATTCAAGAAAAAATATCGCACTAGCTTCTTTAGGATTAATGTCTGGAATAACTGAAGAAAATAAAATAAAAAGAACATCTGACATTAATCAAAGGTCAATAAGAGAAGAAAGTGCTATAAAAAATAATTCTATAATTAAAGATCTTCAAGCTAGTTTAGTAGAAAAATTACCAACAATTCCAAAAAAAGTTATTGAAAATATTTCATCTACAAAAGATATAGATAACTTAATTAAAACAATTGCAAAAGGTAATAAAGAAATTGAAGATTTATTATCAACTGCTTCTCTTCAATTAGAAATTAATAATGCAACAACTGATGCTAGTTTAAGCGAAGATCAAATTCAGACAAAGATTATGATTGCTCAGTCAAGAGCAGAGCAAAAAAATAGAGTTTTGTCTGGATCTGTATTTAATGCTGACACAATTCAATCATTTATTCAATCTGCAATCTTAGGAAGAACAAAAAATTCAAATGCCTCTGCTTCTTTATTATCAAATGTTTCAATAGGTGATTCTTTAGGTTTACCAGAAACTGATAAAACTAGTTTAATAAGAGATATATTAAGAAGTTCATCTGCAAAAGATACTTATTCTGAAATTCTTTCTTCTATTATTGGTGAGCAAGTAAAAGTAGATGAATCTTCTATTAGAGAAGCTGCTAATAAAATTATTTCTGGTTCATCATTTGATGTATTTAATAAAGATACAGCATCAAGAATAATAAAAGGTCTTGATTTGATAAATACTAATCCAGAAAAAGAATTAGCAAATATATCCTCTGGAAAAATTAATACTGAAGATCTTTTTGCAAAAGGATTAATATCTTTCGATACATCTACATTAGCAACTAAGCTTGATCCTCTTAAAACTATAAATGAAAATATAGCGACTATTGCTAAATTTTTTACAAATAGAAATGGATTAGATACTAATCAATTATTTTCACTAGCTTCTCAGGGAGCACCAATAGATAAAGAAAAAGAACTAAGAGAAAGAGAAGTGCTTTTAAGAAGACAAATTAATGAACAAAAAGCATCTTTATCAAGTCAATTTGATGATACTAGATTAAAATTTGCTGATTTCCAATCAAATATTAATGAGATAGATCAAAAATTAATAAAAAAGAATCTACAATTACCAACTCCTATGGGTGCAGGATATGTTCCTCCAGAAGTTCTAACACCCGAAGAAAAACAAAAAAGAGATAAACTAACCAAAGAACGTAGCGTTCTTCAAGAAGTTCAAAGTTCTGGTAAAAATCCATTAGAATTTCTTAACTCTTTAAAAGATAAAAATAGAAATATGCCAATAGATGGTATTTTTTTAAGTTATGATGATATAAAATCAATTATATTAAAATATACGAATCCTTTAACCGAAGAACAACAAAGACTAAAAGCAGAAAAAGAAGCTAATATAGCAAAATTAGAACAAGAGTTAAAAAATGTATCTAGTCAACAAAATTCTCTTAAACCTCCTTTTAGAAATATATCTTCTTTTGATGCTGGTAAATTTGGATTAAATAAATTAAACTTTGATAGACAAGGTTTTATTGATAGTCTATTATCAAATCCTAATGGAACATCAGATTCTTTAGCATCAAAAGCTTCTGGAACACCAAATTACTCAACTGAAAGTAATGAATCAGAAAGAGAACTATCTCGCGAAAAAGAAAAGAAAACTCTAGAAGAGCAGATAAGAGATATTAGAAATAAGGCAAGAAATGATTCAGAAGCAGAAGTAGAAATATCAAAAGCAAATGAACAATATCTAGTTAGACAATTGGCTAAGGCTAAAATAAATGGAGAAAGTAGAAAAACTGTTTTAGGCATAGAGCAAAAAATTACACAAGAACAACTTGTCCAAGCTAGATTACAAGAAGATTCTGCAAAAACATTCTCTTTGACAATAAGAGACAGACTTCAGGCTGATCTTCAAAGCTTAAATGATTTCTCGGATGTAGCTAACTCTGTTTATGATTCACTTCAATCAAGAGCTGGTAATGCTTTTGGTGACTTCGTCGTTGGAGCAAAAAGTGCAAAAGATGCTTTTAGAGACTTCGTTTCTGGAATATTACAAGATACAGCAAGAGCATTTGCATCTAAAGGTGTTCAGCAATTAATTACTATCGGTCTTAATTCAGTAATTCCAACTGGATTTGCTTCAGGTGGTTCTGTTCAAAAATACGCTTCGGGTGGTCCAGTTCAAGCTTTATTAACAAAAGGTGAATATTATGTTTCGCCAAAATCAGCCGATAGAATAGGTAGGGATACTCTTGATGCAATTAATAGTGGATCAATGAAAAAATACGCTTCGGGTGGTAGCGTTATTGGACAATCAAACTTCATTATAAATCATGGTTCTGGGATAAAAGACGATGTTGCAGCTACTCTTGAGTCTGGTGGATATGTAATTAAAAAGAGTGCTGTTGAAAAATATGGTAAAGATTATATTAGCAATTTAGCAGAAGGAAAAGTTCAAAAACGCTTAATTGGTGGAATATTAACTGGCATTGCTGTTGGTGCAGTTGTTGGTGGTGGTGTTGGATATGCAACTGGAGGTAAAAAAGGGGCTTTAATTGGTGCAATTGCTGGTGGTGTAGCTGGTGGTATTGGTGGATATATGTATGGATCTTCTGGTTCTGGAAGTTCTTCTTCTGCAACTGCTAATACCGGAGGTGCTAACAGCTCTCAGGCAGTTGGTGTTGGTCCAGGCACGACATCTTCATCTTCAAATTTCAATAACTTTTCTGATTTCAATAGCTCTCCAGCTTTTCAAAATTCATCAACTCTTAATACTTTTGGTTCTGGTGCAACAGGTCCAATTAGTATAGGTGGTGGTGTTGGTGATTTTAGTGCAAATCCAGCATTTGGTCTTTCTGGTGGTGTTGCTGGAGCTTCAGGGTCTAGCATGAGTCTTACTTCTGCACTTGTTAGTTTAGGATTAGCTGGTGCGCTTGGTATTGGTGCTAAAGCTTTTGCTGGTGATAAAAAATCAAAAACATCTATTCCAACTGGTCCTAAAGTAAGAAGTCAATCTGAAATGAAAGATGGAGAATTTGCATTTCTAGTAGAAAATCCTCAAGGTGGATATAGTCTCGCTGGATATGGTGGAACTCCAGCGACAAGAAGATATGCAATGGGTGGAGATGTTTCTGGGGAAATATCATTAGCTTCTGCAAGAAATAGATATGCAATGGGTGGAGATGTTTCTGCTGGTATATCATTAGCTTCACCTATTAGTGGATCATTAGGGTCTAAAGCAGCTTTAAGTAAAACTCCAATGAATTCATTCTATAGTAGCAAACCAAGTGCTTTATCTTTTGCTTCAGTTCCAAGAATGTATGCAATGGGTGGAAGTGTTACAAATGAAATAGCTTCAGTTCCAAGAATGTATGCAATGGGTGGAAGTGTTACAAATGAAATAGCTTCAGTTCCAAGAATGTAT